ATCGCGGCGACTATCTAGAGATCACAAATAACCGAATTTATTTTTATTCGAATGTCGAAACAAAGAACGTCCTAGGACTCAACAAGACAATAAGAGAACTCGGAGCAGAAATACAACATTCAGCCGCTGTCTTAGAGTGTGCCCCGGCAAACATCTTTCTTCACATTAACAGCCACGGTGGCGACCTCTTCGCCGGCTTAGCAGCAGTAGATGAAATCAGGAAATCGAAAGTTCCGATCATTTCTATTGTCGACGGCTGTGCGGCCTCGGCGGCAACATTAATGACTATAGCCGCCAGCAAAAGACAGATCAACAGACATGCTTATATGCTGATCCATCAGCTCTCTTCGGGATTTTGGGGCAAGTACAGAGATATGAAGGACGAGATTAAAAACTTAGATAATATGATGAAAACTATTCGCGACATATATATGGAATACACGAACATACCAAAGAAGAAGTTAAATGAGATATTAGAACACGATCTTTGGTTTGATGCAGAAACTTGCTTAAAATACGGATTGGTAGATGAGATTATATAGAGGCAACATGAAAGAACAAGAAGAGAAAGTAGAGATGGTCGAAAAAAGTTGGAAAAACGATTCAAGGCACGAATCCTTTGCTGCAGCCGACAAGAAGAGAAAGTTCCTACTTAAAAAGAACAAAAATATCGACAGCTTTCTAGCCAAGGTCAAGCGCTGCGGCATCGGCGGTACTAGGTTTGTTGTCAAAACATATATGAAGCCAGAGGCCAAGGAAAGCAAGTACGCTAAAAAGAAAAAAAGAGTCAAAAGAAAGCGAGATTAAAGCGGGATGGCTAAAAAAACCTATATCTTAGATACCAACGTATATCTAACTGATTCGAATTCAATATTTTCGTTCAGCAACAACGATATCGTTGTTCCCATCAAAGTCCTTGAAGAAATAGACAAACATAAAAAACGCCAAGATAGCGTAGGCTCTAACGCCCGCCGTATCATCCGTACACTGGACGAACTCCGCGCCAAGGGGAACTTATCCAAGGGAGTGCGTATACGGCGCGGAGCGGGCCTCCTACGGGCTAGGAGCTATGAATTAGGGCTACTTCCGCCCGGGTTCAATGAGAACGACCCTGACAACCAGATCCTAGCGACGGCTCTGAGCGAAAAGAAAGATAACCCCAATAGAAAAGTGGTGGTAGTTTCCCGTGATATCAATATGCGGGTTAAGTGTGACGCTCTTAACATTCTAGGTGAAGATTACGAAACTGAAAAAGTTGTAAACAGTCGCTCAGAAATCCACACAGGTGTTACGAAACACTTGGTTGACGATCAGGTGATCGATCAGTTCTATGCTGGCGAAAATATATTTTTAGACAAAGAGGAAGTAAAGCTCTACCCAAACCAGTTTGTGTTGTTGGTTTCTCTATCAAACGAGAAGAAGACAGCCTTAGCTAGGTTTTTTAGTTATAACAAACATCTAGGTAGAGTCATCGATTATTCCAACAAGAAGTGGAACATCAAGTCTCGCAACAAAGAGCAGGATTTTGCTCTCAACCTTCTGATGGACCCCGATGTTAAAATCGTCACCTTGGTTGGCCCAGCAGGTACTGGCAAGACGATGATAGCCCTGTTTGCTGGGCTTTGTCAAGCTGTAAACGATTGGCACACGGTGATTCCTAAGCAGGCCCGTTACAACCGTCTTATCGTCACTAGGCCGATACAGCCTATGGGCAAAGATATCGGCTATCTACCGGGCAGCTTGGAAGAAAAGATGGGCCCATGGTTAGCGCCAATAAACGACAACCTTCAGTATTTACTGGGCAACGGCAAAGACAGCTTAAAAGAATATGTAAGCGAAGGCATTATTGAGATTGAAGCCCTCACCTACATTCGGGGCCGCTCTATTAATAACGCTTTCATTGTGGTAGACGAGATTCAAAATATGACGGCCCACGAACTGAAGACAGTTATAACGAGAGTGGGCGATGGCTCAAAGATTGTTCTGATGGGCGACATTGAGCAAATCGATAATGTATACATCGATGAGACAACCAATGGTTTAACTCACGCCGTTGAAAAATTTAAAGAACACGACATCGCCGGCCACGTAACTCTTATAAGAGGCGAACGCTCAAAGGTTGCAACGTTGGCAGCAAAGATATTGTAAACTAATTATAAACATGAAAGATGTAAATAAAATATGGCGTGAGTTTCTGGAAGAGGAAGAAGTAGAAAATCATAGTTGTGGTTGTGATCAACAAGAAGATCCAGAAAAAATATGGTTTAGTCAACTTGGCGAGGTTGTACAAGACGCAACAGACGTTTTTCAAAAGGGCGTAATAGAACGTCCCGGTGCACCTAAATTAATCGTGATACATTATACGTTAACTTCCAGCCCCAGAAGCACCGTGGCTGTACTAAACAAGAGAGGGTTATCGACACATTATGAGGTTGACCAGGCCGGCGAGGTCCACGAGTATGTTGACCCGGGTACCAAATATACTTGGCACGGCGGAAAAATGAATCGTCATTCAATTGGGGTTGATATTACTAGTCGAGGTGACTTTTCTTCTGCACAGATCGAAGCGGCCCGGGCCGTGGTTACGCGCCTATGTCGTCAATTCAATATACCTCAAGTTGTCGCACCTGATGGTAAAAAGTATACAAACTTGGCACAAATACAAAAAGCTGGTGTCGGCATTATAAGGCATAGAAACTTAAAACCTACAAAGTGTCCGGGCGACTTTCCAATGGAAAGGCTCGGTGAGCCGGCCACCGACGTGATGGAGGAGCCTTCTTTGACCCCTCAAGAAAAAGAAGACACTACTTTTGATTTAGCAAAACTTTTTGGTTTTGATAAATTCGGAGGGTTCCTCGATAAAATAACTAATTTTATCTCCGACTCAGCGGGGATTAAATCTCAAACAGACATTGTGAATATTTTTAAACAAATATCTTCCAAGATGGGCTTGGCTGAACAACAAATTGATGAAAATATAGAAAGGTTTAATAATGAAAAGCGAAACAGCTGAAAAAAGCACAAAATTAAAAGAGATGCTGGTAGATTATGTTGGTAATACCTTAAATCCTAAAAACGAAAACGTTACAGTGGAAATGATCATAAAGGTTGTGGCTGAAGAGTTTCCAGAATTTTTATTGGTCGTTGCTGAAGAGAATTATTTACGGGGATATGAACAGGCTTTAACCGATGTCTATAAAAATGAAGAAACAAAAGACGGGCTTAACCAAATACATACAGTATAGCTGCACAGTTATAACTGAGGGGAAAGAGACCGCTTTCTTTAAGAGTATCCCGGTTTTTATAAAAGATCCCTTGCCAGAAACGGTGTCTATTAATGCCACCCTGCGCGCAGTAGAAAGAATAATACCGCGTCGTATGGTATCTAATATAGAGATGGTCTATGTCGGCCAATTCAAAGATTTTGCCGAACGCGACATCAACGCAATGTACGAAGGCGGCACTTTATATATTTCTAACGAACAGGACGACGAAGAAGATATGGTGGACGATCTTGTTCACGAGATATCACACGCAGTAGAAGAGCAATACGGCATGCAGATTTATGGCGATGGCGAACTACACATTGAGTTTTTGAAGAAACGAAAAAAATTATACCAACTGCTGAAGGCGTATGATTATCCGGTCGAATACAAAGACTTCATGAATTCAGAATACGATAAAGAATTCGACAACCTATTATACAAAGAGATTGGTTATGATAAATTAGAACACTTCACAATGGGCTTATTCCCTAGTAATTACGCGGTTACGTCTCTAAAGGAGTATTTTGGGATTGGCTTTGAACATTATTACTTGAAAAATCGGCGGGAATTAGGTATAATGAGCCCAGTGCTATTTCAAAAACTTGAAGAAATTAACGAAGAGGAAGAATGAGAGACTATGTAAGTTATTCGCAATTTAAAATTTGGAGCGAATGCGCTTGGAGATACAAACTTCAATATGTCGATAAAATTAAAAAATTTCGTGGAAACGAATATACTGCTTTTGGTACAGCAATACACGACGTTTGCGAGAAGACGGCTAGAGAAGAATTAAGTGGCCCAGCCCACGCAAGACTGTTATTTTCGACGCGGTTTAAAGAAGAGTTGGATTCTCTTCCGGAAGACTATAAATTAAATAATGAATTATTAGAGCAAATGAAAAAGCAGGGCGACGAACTGTTACCAGAGATATTTCCGGCTTTAAAGGAATACTTTGGAGAATACGAAGTCATTTCTGCAGAAGAACAAATCTATGTACCAATCGAAGAGTATGTGGACTCAGAATACAAGTTTAAGGGATTCATCGATCTTGTCATAAAGACAAACGATGGTAAATATCATATTATAGATTGGAAAACCTGCTCTTGGGGTTGGGATTCTCGTAAAAAAAGCAATAAATTGATCGTTTATCAGTTAATTTTTTATAAACACTATTTTGCTTTGAAATACGGCATTGACCCAAACAACATTGAAACACACTTTGCCCTCCTTAAAAGGACTGCAAAGAAAAATAGAGTAGAAATTTTTAGAAACACCAGCGGCAAAAAAAGAACAGAAAATGCCCTTAAAGCTTTAAAAAATTCATTGTATTATATTGACAAGAAGTTTTATATTAAAAATCGTCTTTCTTGCAATTATTGTGAATTCAGAAAGACAGAATTTTGCAGGTAAATAATGAAAAAGAAAATCAAGGTCATGACACTAGGGGATATGCCACTAAGCCCATCTGGCGTAGGTATTCAAACCAAAAATATAATTGAGTGTTTAATTCAAAGTGGCGATTATTCAGTTATTACTCTAGGTGGTGCCATAAAGCATCCAAACTTTAATCCAATTAAAATAGAACAATATGGAGATGATTGGATCATCTATCCGGTGGAGGGTTTTGGCTCTGCTGATGTTGTTAGATCACTTATAAGGACTCATAAGCCAGATATACTTTGGTTTATGACCGATCCAAGATTTTATGAATGGCTGTGGGTGTTGGAAAATGAGATTCGGCCACTAATGCCGATGGTTTATTATCACGTTTGGGACAATGTACCATATCCGTTTTATAATAAACCGTTCTACGAGTCAAATGATTTTATCGCTACAATCTCTAAACTAACAGATGACATTGTTGCGAACGTTGCCCCAAAAATAGATAGGGAATATGTGCCTCATGCAATACAAGGGGACACGTTTAAGCCATTAGAAGCAAAACAAATAGAACAGGTTAAGAAAGAGAACTTCACGAATTGGGAAGAAGATAAGTTTCTATTTTTGTGGAATAACAGAAATGCTCGCCGCAAAATGAGCAGTTCTGTTATTTGGTGGTTCAAAGAATTCTTAGACAAAGTTGGACACGATAAGGCTTGCCTACTTATGCACACAGATCCTTACGATCCTAACGGTCCAAATTTGGAGGCGATAATTCACGAGCTTGGCTTGGCCAACGGAGAAATAATGTTTTCTAGAGCCAAAGTAACCAACGAGCATTTAGCTGTAATGTACAACATGGCAGATTGTGTCATCAACATTGCAGATGCTGAAGGCTTTGGCTTGTCGACTTTAGAGTCCTTGTCTTGCGGTACCCCGATTATTGTATGTATGACCGGCGGCTTACAGGAACAGGTTACTGATGGGAAAAATTGGTTTGGCATTGGCATCGAGCCGGCCAGCAAGGCAGTCATAGGTTCACAGCAGGTACCATTCATTTTCGAAGACCGCGTATCTAAAGAGGACTTTATTGATGCCCTCTTGAAAGTTTATAATATGCCCAAAGATGAACTAAGGGCCCTAGGCAAGCTAGGTAGAGAACATGTTATGAAAAACTATAATTTTGAGACGTTCAAAGAACAATGGTTAAAAATTATGAAGCAAATTCATACAAAGCACGGCTCTTGGGAAACTAGAAAAAACTATAAGTCTTGGACGTTTAAAGAGGTATAATGAGAAAAAAAGTTTTAATTACTGCGCCGATCTTAACCCAATCTGGTTACGGCGTGCACGGAAGAACAGTTTATCGTGCTTTAAAAACCAGAGAAGACGTGTTTGACATATATGTCAACCCAATCAACTGGGGAAACACATCTTGGCTGTGGGAAGATGATGAAGAGCGCAGGACACTCGACTTATTAATTGGGAAGACGCAAGCTTATATGGCACAAGGGGGCTCTTTTGATATTAACTTAATGATCACAATTCCACTAGAGTGGCAACAATACAGAGTAAACGGCGGCGCCACCAAAAACATAGGAATCACCGCCGGAATTGAATCAAACAAGGTGTCTCAAAGTTGGATCCAAGCCGGCAATCAGTTCGTGGAAAAGATCATAGTACCTTCAGATTTTAGCAAAAAAGTTTATGAGGAAACAGAGTATACCTCAAACGCGGGTGAAAAGCTTAAGCTGACAACACCGATTGAAGTGGTTAATTATCCAGTAAGAGAATTTACTGAAACAAAACTGCCACTAGAATTAGAATATGACTTCAACTTCTTGGTGGTCGCTCAATGGGGAGTGCGTAAAAATTTAGAAAACACCATTCGATGGTTTGTGGAGGAGTTTGTTGATAGAGAGGTCGGCTTAGTTATTAAGGCCAACATTGTTAACAACTCAGTAATAGACAAGAACCATGCCGAAAAGCGCTTACAAAGTATTCTTTCAAACTACCCCGACAGAAAGTGTAAGGTGTACCTGCTACACGGCTACATGGACAATGACGAGGTTCACTCGTTATACAGTCATCCCAAAATCAAATCACTGATCTCTTTAACACACGGCGAAGGCTACGGCCTCCCGCTGTTTGAGGCCGCCTATTGCGGCATACCGGTGATATCACACGACTGGGGCGGCCAGACTGATTTCCTTTATATAACAGTAAAAGACAAGAAAACCAAAAAGGAAAAAAGAAAGTCTTTTTACAACAAGGTTTCATTTGATGTTCGACCTATTCAAGAAGCTGCAGTTTGGGAAGGCGTACTTGAGAGGGAGTCAATGTGGGCATATCCAGAACAGGGCAGCGCAAAGATGAAGATGAGAGAGGTCTACAGGGACTACTCTAGAATAAAGTCGAGAGCAAAGAAACTTCAGAAATATCTTCTTAAAGAATTCTCAGAAGAAAAAATCTATAAACAGATTGTATCACATATTATTGTTGAAGAGGAATTCGAAGTGGAAAACTGGCTTAACAGTCTGGATGTAGAAGTGCATGACTGATGAACATATGTTTTATTGCGGACTATTTTGCAGATGAGATCCCCGGTGGCGGCGAACTCAACAATCAGGAGTTTATCAACATTGTTCAATCGCGCTCCCACAGCATCAAACAAATTAAAAGCATTAACGCTACCGCAGAATACTTAGAAAGCTTAGTAAATCACAAATTTATAGTTGCGAATTTCATTCAGTTGCCAAAAAACTCAATAGAGTTTCTACTAAACAAGAATTATGTTATATATGAGCACGATCATAAATATCTTAAATCTCGGAACCCCGCAACCTATGAGAAGTTTTTAGCCCCCAAAGAAGAAATCATAAATTATGACTTTTATCAAAATGCAAAAGCGGTGTTTTGTCAAAGTACGTTCCATGCCGGCATCGTTAGAGATAATTTACAACTAGATAACATTCATAATCTGAGCGGCAATCTTTGGGCAGCCAAGACATTAGATTTTATACAGCAACTCTCAACAGGAAACAAAGAAGACATTTGCGCAGTTATGGATTCGCCCACAGGACACAAGAACACTTCAGGCGCGCTTCGCTATTGTGTTGTTAAGGGGCTAGAGTACAGATTAATACCGTCCTTGTCTTATTACGACTTTTTACGAGAAATGAGTCACTGCGACAAGTTTATCTTTTTTCCGAAAACTCCTGAAACTCTTGCTAGGGTAGTTGTGGAGGCGCGAATGCTTGGCATGAAAACGATAAATAATCAATTGGTCGGCGCAACGAAGGAACAATGGTTCAGTTTGAAGGGCAAAGGCTTGATTGATCATATGAGAGAAAAAAGAAATTCCATAGTTGATTTAATATTGGAAAAAGTTAAATGAAAATACTTTTGACTCTGAACAAAACATATCGCGGCATGCCTGATTCTGGATACTGGTATGTTTATTCGCCATTAAAAGAATTAGGACACGAGGTCTATTGGTATGACACTGTAGCCCCAGAAGAAAAAGATTATGATAAAATATTAGAGGAATTCAAGCCAGATTTGGTGTGGTGTTGTTTTACTAACAATGGAGGAGTGGCGCCACACGAACCTTGGGAAAGCGTTAAAAAGGAGACCAGCCGCGGCCGCACTAAAACATTCAACTGGTTTTGTGATGATACTTGGAGATTTAACAGCTTTTCTAGTTTTACTTGTCGTTATTTTAATGTATGCTCAACCCCGGAGCCGGCCTACATAGAGAAGTATAAAGAGGCTGGTTATGACAATATAGTGTTGGGCAATTGGCACGCCAACTCTAAGTTTTATTCGGTGAAACAATTTTCTGAAAAGAACATTGATATTTCATTCATTGGCGCCCCCAACCCTGAGCGTAAAGCTTTTTTTGATCAAGTCGACGCCCCTATACAAAAAATATTTGGAGTTGATCAAAAAGGGCTGTTTGAGGCCCACGCCAATACAAAAATTGGTTTAAATTTAAGTGTCAATGCCAACGACCCGGAAAAAAAGACTCAAATGAAACAGAGATTATTTGAAGTCACGGCCGGCCATGGCCTATTGCTGACACAACATCACGATGGTATAGAAAAGTTTTTTGAGATTGATAAAGAAATTATCACCTTTAAGACGCCGCTAGAGTGCTCTGAAAAAGTAAAAGCATTATTACAAAGACCAAAAACAGTTGAAAGAATCGCATCTGCCGGCCACAAAAGATTCTTAAAAGAGCATGATTCGAAAGTTAGATTGGCAAACGTATTAGAACAAATAAGGAAAATATAATGAAAGTTTATGTAGGTGATTACCCGAGCCACGCCGGCAAGTGGATATACAAAGGATATCAACGCGCTTGGCAAGAGCTGGGTTACGAGGTTGTGGAATACCCCGCAAATAAAGCTGCAATCGAGGTTGTTAAAAATTATGATGAAGATTACATTTTAATGATGATTGGGGATGGCGTCGGCCGCGCCGACCAAAAAATGATTGAAAAAAGTTATAAGACATTCATATTTGTTCAACCAAACAGCTTTCCATTACCATGGGGCACCCACAGTAATTTTCAGTGTCTTTGCCCAGACTCGGTTATAGATATGTTAAATGGTTTAGATAATGTATATTTATGGTGTTTTGGAGATAACGTTTCATATCACAACAAGTGGAAAAAAGTTAATACAGTACCTTTAGCATATGATTCTATTTCTTATAAGCCGGCCCAAGACAAAAAATATGAATACGATATCTGTTTTGTCGGTGGTTGGGCAAACAACGGATTTAACGAAAAGCGAAAGATAATGTTAAAATGTTTCAAAGAATTTATGAATTCAGATTTAAGGTGCGGAATATTTATTAATAGGGGAATTTCACACGAACAAGAAAATAAAATATTATATAACAGCAAAGTAACCATTAACATACACGATGCCTATCAGAGAACGTTAGGGTTTGATACGAACGAAAGAACCTTTAAATCTTTGGGACTAAATGGTATATTAATATCAGATAAAGTTGGACAACTAGAGAGAATGTTTCCAGATATAAAAACTTCTAACACTCCGACAGAATTGATTGAGTTTACAAAGGAGTATCTATCATTAACTGAAAAAGAGCTAGGCGATATAAAAGAAGAAAACAGACAAAATATTTTAGACAACCATTGCTACACACACCGGGTGCAGCAACTTTTGTCTTTGTGAAAAATGAAAATAAGTATTATTATACCTTGTTACAACGCAGAAAAATGGATTCAACAGTGTGTCGAATCTGCTTTAAAACAGGATTATGAAGACATAGAGGTAATTGCGGTTGACAACGAAAGCGACGATGAAACTTTGGAGATTTTAAAATCGATAAGAGATTCCAGACTCAGTTGTAGCGTAGAAAAAAATATTTATCCACACTGTTGGGATGAAGCAAGAAATAAAGGTTTTTCTTTGGCGACTGGAAAATATTTATTTACATTGGCTTCTGATGATTTTTTGGACCAAAAATATGTTACTAATTGTATGAAATATATTATGAGCGCCCCAGACAAAATAATGGCGTTTCAGAGTCCAATAAGAGGCGTCAGGGGTGAACAAAATATGATTGTAGAAGAAGTTTCTCATAATTATAAAAATTTATCAGAGTTTAAGCAAAGAGCAGTGTCCGCTTGCCCTGTTAACAGCCCAACTATTATATACAACAGAAAACTATTTGATGAGGGTCGCTTAAGAACCAAACCAGAAATTTATAGCGGCGCCGCAGATTACGATTTAGTTTGTAGGCTGGCAGACTTAAAGATATTTGTTTATCCAGCAAACAGATGGCTGGGCTACTATTATAGATGGCACCCCGGGCAAGCCACTTGGGATATGCATAAAGATCCAAAAAATTATGATAAAATGATACAGGATTTTTGGAGAAAAAAATGGTCTCTTTGAAAGAGCGAGTTCTGAATATTGCTTATAAGAAAAAGTTATCTCATTTGGGCAGCTATTTTTCAAGCTTAGAAATAATTGATAATATTTTTTCACAAATGGAAAAAGACGATATATTTATTCTTTCGTGTGGCCACGCAGCCCTTTCGCTATATGTTGCTATTGAAAAGTATTACGGGATAGACGCTGAAAAACTTTTTGATTTGCACGGTGGCCATCCACATAGAGATGAAAAAAATAAATTGTATTGCTCAACTGGAAGTTTGGGGCTGGGCTTACTTGTTGCAATTGGTCGAGCACTGGCGAATAAAAAAAGACGCGTCTATTGTTTAATAAGCGATGGTGAGTGTGCCGAGGGTTCAATTTGGGAAGGACTGAGATTTATACAAGAAAACAACATTAACAACATAAAAGTGTTTGTAAACATTAATGGATATGCAGCTTATGGCGCCGTTGATAAAGAATATCTTTCAAAGAGGCTAAAGGTTTTTTACCCTTCTATAAATCTAGTTTATACAAAAGTCTCTCATTTCCCATTTCTGAAAGGTCTGAACGCACACTATCATATAATGAAACAAAAAGATTACGAGGAAGCCACAGCGCTATTAAAAAATGAGAAAAATATTTAGTGAACTACTACATGATGAAATGGCTAAAAATTCTAGAATTGTTTTAATAACAGGGGATTTAGGCTATGGGCTTTGGGATAAAATAAAGATTGATTTTCCAGATAGATTTTATAATGTGGGATCCGCAGAACAATTGATGATGGGCGCTGCGGTTGGTATGGCTATGGAAAATAAATTACCCATCGTATATTCAATAACCCCCTTTCTTCTTTATAGGCCCTTCGAACTGATCAGGAACTACCTTGATCACGAAAAGATTTCGGTTAAATTAGTCGGCGGCGGCCGGGATCGCGACTATGGACATTTAGGTTTTTCCCACTGGGCCGAAGATGATAAAAAGATAATGAGTTGTTTTGAAAACATTAAAACTTATCATCCGGCCGGTGTTCCAGAAATGAAAGAGGACTTTGGTGAATTTGTCAATTCAAACACACCCAGTTATATGAATTTGAAAAGATGAACATTTTAGTCACCGGTGCGAACAGCTTTTTGGGAAAGGAGTTCGCCTCTTATTTCAGAGACAAAAAACAATATAATCTAATTTTAACTGATAGAAAAACTCTTGATGTGTCCAATCGCGAACAAGTGATAGAATATTTCAACGGCAATAACATAGACATTGTGCTGCACACCGCAATAAAGGGCGGCTCTCGGGGTCACGAAGATACATATGAGGATTTTGTACAAAATATTACAATGTTTAACAACCTGTTGAGCATAAGAGACCGCGTAAAGAAAATAATAAATTTTGGTTCGGGCGCTTCGTTTGATAGAGAAAGGAATATAAACTTCTTTTCTGAAAAGGAAATTTTTAATTCTTCTTGTTTACCCAGAGACTATTATGGCTTAGCCAAAAATTTAATCTGCAAAGAAATATTGAGAGTCAACGACAACATTATTAATTTTCGTATTTTCGGGTGTTTCGGATCCCACGAGAAAGAAACAAGGTTTATAAAGAGTGCAATCAACAGCTACAGGAATAAAGAACCAATAATAATACACAAAAACAAAAAGATGGACTTCTTCTTTGTTGAGGATTTATGCGCGGCTGTTGAATTCTATATCGCCACCGACCGGATCAATCATATGTCAGTGGATATAAATATTGTTTACACTAAAAAAATAACGCTGTTAGAAATCGCTCAATATATTAATGGACTATCTGATTACAGGGTAAAAATTAAAGTTTTAGACGACGAATACGGTAAACATTATACCGGTGATGGTAGGACGCTGGGCTATTATCATATTCCGTTTGTGGGGCTTAAAAAGGGCATTAAAAGCGTATATGATAGCCTTATGGGTGGTAGCGATGGATAAAAAGCAAGAAATTTTAAAACTAGTCAAAGAATATATTAAAGAAAAAAACGATACAGAGTCCATATGGGAGTCTGGAAAGGATTGGTTAAAGTATTCTGGCCCCATAATGGATTCAGAGTATGTCGAGGCGGTTGACTCATTGCTGGACGGCTGGTTAATTTTTGGCAAAAAAGCACGCCAGTTTGAATTAGAGTTTTCAAAACACCTAGGGAAGCGACACGGAACTCTAACCAACTCTGGAAGCTCAGCAAATTTATTGATGGTAACGGCATTAACCAGCCAAGATCCGTTGGCCAAAAAGTTTCGTTTAGAAAAAGGCTCAAAAATTATAACTCCCGTGGTGTGTTTTCCAACAACGCTCAACCCTTTAATACAGAATGGTTTTGAGCCGGTATTTGTTGATGTGACACTGCCAGATCTTAATTTAGATTTAGATCAAGTAGAAAAGAAGCTTGAAGAAGACAAAAACATAAAGGGCATTATGTTTGCTCACGTTTTGGGCAACCCCCCAGATATGGATCGCCTTATGTCTCTGGTCGAAAAATATGATTTAATCTTTCTAGAAGACGCCTGCGATGCTCTTGGTTCGACATATGACGGCAAGAAACTAGGATCTTTTGGGCTTATGTCCACATGTTCGTTCTTCCCGGCTCATCATATGACAATGGGTGAGGGCGGATTTATTGCCACCGACAGTTCTCGCATACGCAAGATTCTAGCCAGCTTCAGAGATTGGGGCAGGGCATGCTACTGCAACTCTCTTAAGCCCGGAGACGTTACGGCAGGTACTGCGTGCGGCTCAAGGTTCAAGAACTGGCTCCCCGGCGCACTGGAGGTTGTTTACGACCACCGGTATGTCTTTGATGAGATCGGCTACAACCTCAAGCCGCTGGAACTACAGGCGGCCATGGGACTGGAACAAATCAAAAAACTTGATTATTTACACAGCGCAAGAAAGAAAAACTTTGAACGCTTGAGCGAAATATTTGCTCCATATGAAAAATACTTTCATCTTCCGATTGCAACAGACAAAGCAGATCCAAGCTGGTTTGCTTTTCTTATGACAATAAGAGATGACGCCCCTTTTAACCGACAAGATATTGTTTCGCACCTAGAAGATGCATTAATTCAAACTAGAACTTATTTTACCGGCAACGCCCTATATCACCCCGCGTATTATGAGATGGGCAAAAGATACGATAGCCTGCCAGCCGAGTTCCCAAATGCACACAGGGCAACGGTTGGTTCGTTTTTCTTAGGAACCTTCGCTGGCATAACTGAAGAAAAATTGGAATATATTGACGGTGTTATTAAGAACTTTTTTAAAGAGAGGGGTTTGTGAAAATTGTTTACATAACTGGCTGCCTAGGGTTTATTGGCTCTTATGTAACCAGAAAATGTTTAGAACGCGGTTGGCATGTATATGGAATTGATAAGGGCACATATGTGGCAAACTTTTCTCTTTTAAAAGAGTTCCAGACATATGAAAACTTTCGTTTTGAACAAAAAGATATTAAAGATTTAGACCATTTGTATGATTGTGATTATGTTATTAATATTGCCGCAGAGTCTCACGTTGGAAACAGCATAATAGAAAACAACACCTTTATGGATAGCAATGTTGTCGGTGTTAAAAATCTATTAGATCTTGTTCGAAATAAGCCCACCAATGTTTCCGCCCGACCGGTGTTTTTTCATTTTAGTACTGACGAAGTATATGGAGATATAGAAGCCGGCGCCCACACAGAAGAGGATCTGCTTAAACCTAGCAACCCCTATTCTGCAGCCAAGGCCGCGGCCGACATGCTGGTTGTGGCATGGGCTAGGACGTATGACATAAAATATATTATTTTGCGCCCAACCAACAATTATGGCATAGGACAATATCCTGAAAAGTTGATACCTTTAGCTGTAAAAAATTTAAACAGGGGACTAAAAATAAGACTTCACAACGACGGCACTCCAATAAGGAATTGGCTCCACGCAGATGATACGGCCGAAGCCGTACTGTCTATAATTAATGCGGGAAAAACAAATGAAATATATAATGTTGCTGGTAATTTTGAACAACAAAATGTAGAAACAGTTAAAAAAATTATAGAACAGTATTATGATGGTGGTGTACTATTAGATGAATATATTGATTTTTCATATCACCGGCAAGGACAAGATGTCCGGTATGCCTTAAATGATTCTAAACTGTGTGATCTCGGCTGGTCCCCAAAGAAGAAATTTGATAATGAAATCGCCGCTATTGTAAAATATTATAAAGAAAATTTTATTTGGTGATTTATGAAAGACATTAGAAAGTTTATAGAAAATATAGATTTAAAAACAAGATTACATGATGAATACAAATTTATTAAAGATGAAGAATTTTTTAGAAGTAGGTGTTTGCAGGGGTTTGACCGTTTATTAAATTTAAAAGATAAATATAAAGATAAGCCTGCGTTGGTCATGGGCCACGGCCCTAGTCTTTTAGAAATTGAAAAAGAAAAATATGATTCATTTATAAAAATAACATGTAATGATTTTCATAAAATACCTGAATTTTTTGACGATGATTTTAAGCCTGATTTTTGGTGTGGCTCTAATTCACTGGAGGCTTTAAAAGAACCTTTTTCTATATGTCTTCAAAAAAAAATTGCTTGTTTTATAACAATTCCTAAAAAAACAGAGTTTGAAGAGCTTTTTAACATTTATGATGAGGAAAATAATCTAGTGGTACCGTGGATTTGGGAACACCGGGTGTTTCAAGAAATGTTAGCTGCCAAATATAATTTTTTAAAAATATACACCCACTGTAATACAACCACAAATCATATGATTGCATTTGCACTATGGCTTGGTTGTAATCCAATACATATTACGGGGTTTGACATGTCTTACTCTAAAGCTTTAAGAGAAACGGGCATGACCCACGCCGGGTATAACTCTGAGTTATTTATGGGAGATAATACTGTTACCGGCCTCGCCGCGTTTGATGACCCAAAAGAGAGAAAACAAATTATAAATGACTTAAAATATTTGTGTAAGATCGCCTATAATAATAATATAAAGATGCACAATTTATCTTTTAAACAGAATAAGCTACCATACAGTTTATCATACAAAGAGGAATAATGAACAAGACTTTTATAATTGCAGAAATTGGGATTAATCACAACGGCGAGCTTGAGATAGCCAAAAAGTTAATTGATGGCGCCATTGAAGCCGGTTGTGATGCAGTTAAATTTCAAAAGAGGACACTTGATATTGTTTATGCGAAAGAAGAATTGGAAAAGCTTCGCGAAAGTCCATGGGGGACTACAAACAGGCAACAAAAAGAGGGTCTTGAATTCAACAAAGAACAATATGATGAAATTGATCGATATTGCAAAGAGAAGGGAATCGAGTGGCTAGCTTCCGCATGGGACTTACAAAGTCAAATTTTCCTAAGACAATACAATTTAAAATATAATAAGGTGGCCTCTGCCATGCTAACTCACGCTGAGTTATTGGAAACTATAGCAGAAGACGGCCGCTATACATTTATTTCTACAGGCATGAGCACCCTAACACAAATTCAAAAGGCAGTAAAGATATTTCAAGACAAGGGTTGCCCATTTGAACTAATGTACTGTAATAGCACTTACCCGATGCCGCTTGAGGAGGCTAATTTAAATGCGATGGTAACCCTAAAAAAGACTTTCGGTGGCGCCATCAAAGTTGGCTACAGCGGCCATGAAACAGGCTTGATTGTAAGTTGTGCCGCCGTCGCAATGGGCGCCTCTTCTATTGAAAGACATATAACTTTAGATCGATCGATGTATGGTTCTGATCAATCCGCTTCTGTGGAACTGGCCGGATTGCGTAGATTGGTTGACTACATTCGCAGTATTGAAGTCGCCATGGGCGACGGCTTTAAGCATGTTTCTGAAAAGGAAAAACAAATTGCCAAGAAGCTTCGAAGGGTTGATACGCTATAAATGAACAACAAAATTTTAGAACAATCAGGTCTTTCTCACTATAATGCGGATGATTTTTTTGCTAAAAGAGCACGCCTAAGAAAAGGGGTAGAAACAGTTATCTGGGTTCATCGCCTATCTGGCCATGGCCTGCTCGACCCTGTTGAGTGGCCAGACGAATCATATTATAAAGAGCAATATAGAGAAGAGTTCAGCGCTAACTCTGATGGGGAAAAAGTACAAACAGACAAACATTTTCAAATTTTTAAAAAAATAAACAAAAAACAATTCAATTTATTTTCTGCCGACCTAAGTCCAAATACAAATTTTCTAGAGGTGGGCCCATCACACGGCGGCATCATAGATCATGTCTCTAGGGCCGGTGTTAAATGTTATCATGTGGTAGAACCCAACATGGAGGATGCTGCTTATATACGAGAAAAATATCCAAAATCCCGCGTATACAACTCTTTATTAGAAAAAACAGACTTGGAAAAGGATTGTTACGACATGGTAGTTTCTTTTGAGGTATTGGAGCATACTTTATCTCCAAAAACATTTCTCAAAAATTTAAATACATGTATGAAAAAAGGCGCCGCGCTGGTTTTAGAGGTCCCTAACCACGATGATGTACTGTTGAGTTGTTATAATAAAGACATTACTTATAAAGATTTTTATTACCACAAAGCGCACATTCACTATTTTACAGCAAAATCTCTGCAGGATATGTGTCGTGAGTGTGGTTTTGGCGGCGAAGTTTCTAGTTTTTTAATGTACCCATTCTTTAATCACGTATATTGGGCACAAAATCATGCCCCACAGCCTACAGCGACCGCCGCGTTGTCTCTTCCCATCCCCACATCGGGAGGAACTGATACACAAAAAGAAATAAACTCTTTTTATGAGAGCGTAGAGAGAGAATATGAAAAGTTAATTAACTCTAAAATGGTTGGCGATTGCTTAGTTTTTAAGGGCAGGAAAGAGTGGACAGATATTCAAAATTAATCAAACTGGGCGATGTTCAAAAGATTGTACCTTTACACCCTAAAGAACTCATAGGTGAATACAAATATAATGAATTAAAGGGTATAAAGGCAACATTTATCAACATGCCCCTGCGAGAAAGCGCAAAGCCAAATACCCCTCCAGAGGGGCCCGCGCTGCTAGCCTCAATTCTAAGACAATATGGTGCCGAGCCACACATTATTGATCTAAACGGATACAGAGTACATGACGAGGGTTCCAAGAAAAGAAACCTCATTAACGGCCGCCATCTAACCTTGCAAGAGGCAGAGGATATGTTTGTCCAGCATCTGCAAAATCACGGCGATCAAGATTTAATTGCTTTTTCTGGTAAAATTACCACGCTGAGATGGCAAGAGGATATGGCAAAGATTGTTAAAAAACACCAGCCAGATTGTTTTTTAGTCACAGGTGGTGGTTTGGCAACAGAGATTAAGTCTGGCTTGTTTAACTGGATTCCAGAGTTGGATGGCATTGGAAGATCGGAGGGCGACGACATTATCTTGCTGATAGCTAGAGATGTTAAAACAATCAAAGAAATGGGTTGGTCAAAAGCTGTCAGGTCTACTAAAATTAGTCCGTATTATGTCGGGGAGCATCAAGGTCGGCATAGGTTTGTTTATGAGGGTAATCGACCAAGAAATTTGGATATTATACCATACCCAGCATGGGACTTATTGGAGCGTGACCCATATGGGCGCAATTTGTTAGAAGATTATATCAAAGTGCCAGTCTGGGGCGTTGCAGCCAATAATAGCTCTGCTACTCCGTTTGAAATGAAGAGAAGTTTAACAACAGTTAGTAGTAGAGGGTGTCCTTATTCTTGTGCTTTTTGCTACAGAGGCGCACAGGGTGAAAAAAACTATGGGATGCGCTCTTTGGAGCATATCGCAGAACAAGTTTTAGGATATGTTAAAAAATATAATTTAGATTTTATTGGTTTTCCGGATGATAATTTTGCTGTAAGCAAAAGAAGAATTAAAAAAATTAAAGAGGTGTTTGGTAGTTATGGTCTTGATAAGATCCGCTGGGGTACTCACACTCGTATGGATGAGGCAGATGAACGCGCCTTTCACATGGCCGCGGCTGGCTGCGTTTATATTGGTTTTGGTGCAGAGTCAGCAGATCCTCACACCTTGACTCAAATGCAAAAGGGGGGCTTTATTTTAAAGAATGGTACAACTCCTACAAAAATTAATGGTAATACATATAACTTTCCAACAACCATGGTCAACGCTATTAAAAACTGTAGGAAATCTGGAATTCATGGAAATTGTACATGGATCATGGCCTATCCGGGCGAAGAGCTAAAACACTTAAAAACAAGTGTTGCTTTTATACTTTGGCAACAACAATATTTAACAGAAGGCTTGACTTTTGGCACAAAAGAGTATAATATGTGTAAAGACGCTGTAAATAGAAAAATGTTTACGGCCACGGCGTATCCCGGGACCTCTATGTGGAAGGTGGTTAAAGACGATTTGCAAAAGCATTTTGACATTAAGTTTGATAATATGGTTGAGCCAATTTGTGACGAAAATTTCCACAAATATGTATTAGAACTAGATGACGCCACAAAAGTGCTTAATAACAAACACGGAGAGCCGGTGAATTTTGGTAGTATGCCCCTGAACACGTTTTTACAAGCAAGAGAGTATATTGATAACGATCAAATTGAAAAAATACTCGAAATGTAACTTGGATTATTATGAATAGAATAACGGCTGTTATTCCAGCACGAGGCCGCAGCAAAGGTGTGCCGGGAAAAAACATAAAAAATTTAAATGGCTTTCCGCTGATAGCATATTCTATTGTCGCGTGTAAGTTATGCGATCAAATAGACCGTGTAGTTGTTTCAACAGACAGTAAAGAAATAGCAGACGTTGCCAAGTACTACGGAGCAGACATTCCATTTATGAGGCCATCAAAATACGCGCAGGATAATTCTAAGGACTATGATGTTCTAAAACATTTTTTTGATTTAGTCGACGCTGAAGAGGTGGTTTATATGAGACCAACAACGCCGCTAAGAGACCCAAATCAACTTTCCGAACACATAAATTTCTTTTTTCATAATCGAGAGAAAATGTCTGGCCTTCGGTCGATGCATGAATTGCCAGAGCCGCCGTACAAAGTTTTTAAAATTGAAAATGGACTTTGTAAAGGGTTTTTCAAAGATTATAAAGGTATCAAAGATTATACAAACCTTCCTAGACAAACCTTCCCAAAGGGATATCAGCCAAATGGATATATTGATATCTGTAAAAGAGAACAGGTTTATTCTAGCGAAAGCGCTTTCGGCACAAAAATTATGCCGGCCATCACAGAAAATGTGACAGAGGTCGACATGGAATATGAATTTAAACTTCTAGAATTCCAATTATCGTTAAACGGCAGCCCACTTTTAGAAACATTACAGAGACAATTTTAAAATGATAAATACAAAAAATATAATAATAAAAGATGATTTTAAGATAAATGAGGATTTGACAAAAATTAATCCTTGTAAACACGAATCTATAAACTTGAGATCCCAGCTACCTGTCAAATGGCACCGCGCAAAAGATTTTTCTGTTTATGATGAAACGGGAAATAAATGGATAGACATGACATCTGGAATTTTTGCAACTAACGCCGGCCATTCAAACCCTGTTATAAACGACGCGATTAAGATCCAATTAGATTCAGATTTAAGTTTTTCATTTTTTTACCCTACTGAAATTAGAGAGCAACTGGCTAAAAAAATCTTGGATGTATCTCCAGATTATTTTGAAAAGGTTATTTTATTAAATACTGGCTCTGAAGCAACAGATATGGCCTACAAAATGATTAAAATGTGGGCTAGCCGCCATAATAAAAAATATATTATCTGCTTTGAGGGCAGTTATCATGGCAGAGTTCTAAGTTCTGATTTCATTTGTGGTAATGCTGATAGCACCAATTGGTCAAATTTAAAAGATGAGGACGTTATTTTTCTTAAATTCCCCTATCGGGGGGAAGATTTTGATCCAAATGACTTGCCTTCGTGGGTTGATCCAAACAAAATTGCAGCAGTTTTCTTAGAAACCTATCAAGGCTGGGGTGCTTGGATGTACCCAGAAAATTATATTAAAAATTTGTACAGCTTCGCAAGGAAGCATGGCGCCTTAGTTTGTTTTGACGAAATACAGGCTGGCTTATATCGGATGGGCCAGTTATATGGATATATGGCCTACGGAGAATACATTAAACCAGATATTATATGTCTTGGCAAGGGCCTATCTTCACCGATGCCGATGTCTGCTGTGTTAAGCACTAAAGAGTTGGTTGACAACACAACAAAAATTGGCGGCACTCATGCGGGAAACCCTCTTTGTTGTGCTGCTACGATGGCAAATTTAGACTTTTTGACAAATTCACAATTTCAAGAGTCTCTGAGCAAAAAGGTTAAAGTTTTTGAAAAGCGTTTTGGTGATTTGGTTAAATATGATGCAATTGATACGGTCAATATTAAGGGTATGGTGGCAGGAATAATTTTTCACGATCCCTCAAAAGCAAATGATGTTGTTATTAATTCGGTTAAAAATGGCGTTATGCCAGTAAATACATGGTCGACCTCTATTAAGCTTGGACCACCACTTACTATTACTATTGACGCCATTAATGAAGCTGCTGACGTTATGGAAGAGTGTATTAAAAAGGTTTGCTAGGAGGATAAAATGATTAGGCATGTGGGTATAACAGTTAGTAATTTAGATATATCTTTAAGATTTTATACGGAAATTTTGGGATTCAAGGTTCTAAAACAGGCGGAAGAGTCTGGTGACTGTATAGACAATTTTTCGGGAATAAAAAATATTGATGTTACAACAGTAAAAATGGTCGATAAGAATAAAAACATGTTAGAGCTTTTAAGGTACAGGTCACACCCAGAAAAGCCGCACAACAACAAGGTACGAAGAATAACAGAGATTGGCTGTTCTCATTTTGCTATAACGGTTGATGATCTAGACAGCTTGTATAGACAGCTTTTAGGAGAAGGGATTGAGTTTAATTATCCAGTTCAAATCTCACCAGATAGTAAAGTTAAGATTGCCTTTTGCCGCGACCCGGATGGAACTCTTATTGAGTTAGTTGAGGAGCTATAAATGACATATCTTGAAAAAATGTTTTCTCTGAGCGGCAAAACAGCGATCGTCACCGGTGCAAAGAGGGGTATTGGAAAAGCAATTGCAGACGCTTTTCATAATGCAGGAGCGCAGGTTCTAGCAGTAGACAAGTTGGATATTGTACAACAGCCATATGACAGCTATAACTGTAATATTGAAAATCAAAAAGATATACAAGAGTTGGTACAATATTGTAAAGACAAATATGACGTTGTGGACATTTTGGTTAATAACGCCGGCGTCGGATTCGGTCATGATTTTCTAGAATATCCGATAGAGGATTGGGAAAAAACTTATAGGGTTAATTTATTGGCTCCATTTCTTATAACACAGGGTCTCGCTCCACTTATGATAAAGAATAATGGAGGGTCCATCATAAACATAACAAGCTTAAATTCAGAAATGGCATTCCCAAATAACCCTGCGTATCCAGCCACCAAGGGTGGTTTGAAGATGCTGTCAAAATCTTTTGCATATGAGCTAGGAAGGCATAGCATTAGGGTTAACAATATTGGTCCGGGTTACTTTAAAACAGACTTTCACAAACAGGACGACCGCTTACAGAAATTAAATTGGGAAGATCAAGCCATATTAAAAGAGCGATCAGCAAAAACGTTGTTGGGCCGCTGGGGCGAGTCAGACGACATTTCAGGGTTGGCTGTTTTCTTGTGCTCAGATTGTTCGTCTTATATAACAGGCCAAGACATATATGTTGATGGTGGCTGGCTTACAAAGGGACTTTAGAATGAAAATGGATGTTAAACACGTCCCAAAAGGTTGGGGATACGAAAAGTGGATCGTTAATAAAGAAGAATACTGTGGGAAACTTTTATTTTTTAATAAAGGCAAGAGATGTTCTTGGCATTATCATAAGATAAAAGACGAGGTTTTCTATTTACAATCTGGAAAAATGATTGTAAAGTTTTCTGAGGGCGATGATATACGAGAAGCAGAACAAGTGTTGTTGGAGCCCGGCCAGAATTTTTATGTTTACCCGGGATTGCGACACCGTATGATTGCACTAGAAGAAAGTGAACTATTTGAATTCTCAACCGAACATTATGATGAGGACAGCCACAGGATTTTAAAAGGTGATTAATGATTATTTATGTAGATATTGACGAGACAATTTGTGAAACTCCAGAGAATAGAGATTATAGTAAATCTAAACCAATAACAGAAAATATTGAAAAGATTAATAAATTATACGATGAGGGAAATACGATCGTTTATTGGACCGCGAGGGGGTCTGGCAGCGGCTTGGACTGGTATAAATTAACTGGCAAACAATTAAAAAAGTGGGGCGCAAAATACCATGACTACAAGGTAGGAAAGCCGATGTATGATTTATTTATTTGTGACAAAGCTATAAATTCAGAAAAGTTTTTTGATGGAAAATAAAGAGTGAAAGTTTTAGTTACTGGCGGTACTGGGTTTGTTGGTAGGCGGCTTAAAAAGCATAAGCCTAATTGGATATATATTTCTTCTTCGGATTATGATTTAACCAACAAGGAAAGCTGTTCTATGATGTTTAAAGAAATAGCCCCGGATGCTGTGGTACATCTAGCTGCTAAGGTTGGCGGGATTAAAGAAAACGCAGAAAACCAAGCACTTTTTTATTATCAGAACACGATTATTAATACAAATGTGATTCATCAGGCATATTTGAGCGGCGTTGAGCGGCTGCTGGCATCTTTAAGCACATGCGCCTTTCCAAATGAGGTAGAGGAATATCCTTTGGTGGAGGATGATTTGCTGTCTGGGCCGCCCGCACCAACAAATATTTCTTACGGCTTTACAAAGAGGGCGCTGCACATACAATGCATTTCTTATAGAAAGCAGTATGGCGTGAACTATTCTACATTTTGTCCTTCAAATCTTTACGGCCCAGACGATTATTTTAATAGTAAAAAATCTCATTTCGTTGCCGCTCTGGTTACAAAAGTCGCAAAAGAAAATTTAGACAGCTTAAAACTATGGGGCACGGGCAAACCTTTGCGCCAACAACTATATGTTGATGATTTGTGTAAAATAATACCTTTGCTTTTAGAAAAGCATAATTCTGATGCTCCATTGATTGTTGCGCCTAATGAAAACTTAAGTATAGAAGAGATGGCGAATAAAGCATTAAAAATGTTTGCTAAAAATGTTAAATTAGAGTTTGATGGAAATTTAGACGGCCAATATAGAAAAGATGGTAGTAACAAAAAGCTGTTAGAAATTATTGGTGAATTCAAATTCACTACGTTTGATGAGGGGTTGAGATATACATATGACTGGTACACCAACAATAAAAAATAAAGTTGCGCTAGTAACTGGAATTACTGGTCAAGATGGCTCTTATTTGGCGGAAAATTTGCTATCTAGGGGCTATTATGTTGTGGGGTTAAAAAGAAGAAGTTCTCTGATCTGCACTGAAAGAATTGATCATATATTTGAACATAAAAAATTTAAAATGGAATATTGGGATTTGAATGATCCGGGTTCAACTTATCGCATTCTGTTAAAATATAAACCAGATGAATTTTATAATTTAGCAGCACAATCACATGTTAGAGTATCTTTTGATGTGCCGGAAGACACCATGAGCGGCATAGTTCTTGGCACAACGAGAATTTTGGAGGCAATACGCCACGTTTTACCGACATGTCGCTTTTATCAAGCTAGCTCATCAGAGATGTTTGGAGATAATCCCAACATTCCGCCTGATGGATATAACGAAAAATCTAGACTTATGCCGGCATCTCCCTATGCGTGCGCTAAGGTTTGTGCACACAATCTTGTAAGAAATTATAGGATTTCTTATGGTTTACATGCATCCAGCGGCATTCTTTTTAATCACGAATCTCCCCGCCGCGGCGAAACATTTGTGACGAGAAAGATCACTATGGCAGCAGCAAACATCAAAGTGGGAAATCAAAAAGAAATTCAACTTGGCAATCTTGAAGCAAAAAGGGATTGGGGCCACGCACAAGACTATGTACAAGCGATGTATTTGATGCTACAACAACAAATACCGGATGATTATGTTATATCTACTGGCAAGACGTACTCGGTAAAAGAGTTTTTAAATGAGGTTTGGAACATAGCTAATTTAGGTAGCCCAGAAAAACATATAAAAATAAATAAAAAATATTTTAGACCGCAAGAAGTCCCATTTTTACTTGGTGATAGCTCTAAGGCTAAAAAAATACTTGGCTGGCAGCCGAGGCATGATTTTCACACCTTGGCGGAAGACATGTATAGTAGCGATTATAACAAAATATTGGAGAAAAAAAATGGCAAATAATACTATGAAATTAAGCAATCAGGCGCTAGGCTCTTTAATGCTGGCGCTACAAAAATCACTTCTTGAACAGAGTGATATTACAGATGTGCTTAAGGAGTTTGAGTTTGTTGATACCGAAGACGGCCTGTGGATAAAAAACCCACCAACCGTTAAATTCAACTATGCGGACACAGAAGAGGAAGTCGAATAATGCCTTTGTATGTTTATCGTTGTGATAGCTGCAAGCGCGAATTTGAGCTTTTTCACTTGATGAGCGAAACAATATCGAGTTGTCAGCATTGTGAATCAGAAAAAATAGAAAGAATTCCGCAACTGATATCAAAACCAGTACATAGAACAGCGCCTCCTCCGGGCAGCGTGGTAAAGAAGTTTATCGAGGACGCCAAGAGGGACGTTAAAGAACAAAGAAAAGAAGCAAAACAGGAGGCAAATATATGATTTTTGAAATTATAGTGATATCTTTTTTTACTATATCTGTAGGTGTAAACATTTTTCTTTTGAAGAGGATGCTTTATTTCTCTGAAAATGTTGACTCTGTTCTGTCTTCGCTTGTTGAGTTTAACAAGCACTTAGAAGAGGTTAATAGTTACGAGCTATATTATGGTGATGAGGTCTTAGGCAAATTATTGGAACACTCTAAAGAAACCGTAGATGATGTAAAAGACTTTCAAAATAACTATGGGGGTGGACTAAATGACAATCGGGCCGCCTAAGAAAAAGAGACGAAGAAGAAACAAAAATCACTATTTTACAAAAGTTCACGAAGAGGCAATAATAACTTATGCCGCGTCAAATTCAAGTCGGGAAAAAACAAAGTTATATGTTGAGTATATTCAGCCAGCTTTCAGCGAGTTGGTCGACAAAATTACTTATACATATAAATTTACAACACTTCCCAACATTGATATTCTAAGGGACGACTGTAAGATATGGCTGACAACGATTTTATCCAAGTATGATCCAAATCGAGGTTCAAAGGCTTTTTCTTACTTTTCTGTGATTACTAAAAATTGGTTCATACACAATGTAAAAAAGGTAAACAAGCAGCGCAAAAAAGAGATTTTATTTGAGAACTTATCTAATGAACTAGAACAAACATATATGTCCACCGTCAACAACTATGAGAAGACAAGAGCCGACCGTGAATTTTGGCAACTCTTGTCAGAACAGGTCGACATTTGGATAAAAACAGAGCAGGAACTAAACAACAAATCAAACGAAATGCTGGTCCTGCGCGCAATTCAAGAGTTGTTCAGAGACCCAAAAGAAATAGAAATTCTTAATAAAAAAGCAATTTATCTATATTTAAGAGAATTAACGGGACTCAAGACAAAACAAATTGCAGTATGTCTAAAAAAATTCAGAGTCAGATATAAAAGCTTCAAACATGATTGGAATGAAGGAAAAATATAATTTCATCTAATTATATGGAGGGTTTTATGAATGGAAAGAGACAAACTACTTAGTGAGGCTGTTGATAATCTTCGCGAAGATAGAAAAAAGACTGTACAGTTGCTCAAGGCACTTGAAAAGGAGATTGTGGGCGGCGACACCACTCACTCTCGCTCTGGTGTCGTTGCGGCTAAATATGTTGAAACACTGCAGCGTTCAAACGAACAGCTAGTGAAAATTATTGCTCAAATTGACAAGGTACAAAAAGCCCAAGAAGACGTGTCTTTTTCACAAGACGAGACGGACAATATCTTCGATATCATAAAAGAGTCTCACTAGGGAGTTTTTTTTACTATGACTGTTTCTTCAACAACACCGCGAATAACTTCACAGCCTCATGAGATAAATTGGTGGGCTGCTGTTGATCATATGTTGGGTGATTATTTAACAGATCGCGGAAATAAAATTCCTATTGAATTTCCGGCAACTATAAAGAAGATTATAAAGGAAGATAGCAAGGGCCTCAAGGCTCCGACCAACTGTGATCCGTTTTATAACACAGATGTTGACAGAAAAAGGTTTGAAAATTACGGAGCTTATAGCAAAGAAGACCGAGAAAAGGTAATTGCTTTTGTTGAATTTGGCACCAATCGAGAGATTAAAGATATTATTATAGCGCCCGTCGCAACCAAAGAAGCGCGTCTAGGCTCTTGGGAACCCGGCAATGTTGATGACAAGTATTCATATCTGTTTTTACCGAGAGTTGACGTGACAGAGCTTCATAAAAAAAAGCCGACAGAAGTTGTGGAAGGGCGAGAAATAAACATTGGGTATCGTAACCCGAAGAACCCAAATACAAAAGATTTGGTTGCTAAAAACACAGAAGTAAAGAAAAAAGAAATACAAATTCCCGGCAATTTTAAGATTGTCCGGCCGTCTGGAAAATAAATAATGGGTGGAACAGTAAAAAGAATAAGTCCCTGCGAGAAAAAAGGCGGCTCTAAGTGTGCTAAGAACGCGGAGCTTGTCCTCGGCCTATCAGAAATAATGGGCATTCCTGAAAAACTACAGTTAGTAAGAGAATTAACCGATGGAAATAGAACTGTCCCGAAGTGGGAGGCCACAGCTTCTAGAACAGTGCTACCAGAGAAGGTCATTAATTCTGCTGCTATTATTATAGATGACGATCCGTTGTATGGTATTGACGGCGGCGATGCTAGTAGAGTATCCATTGTGGCCGGCGTACTCGGCCACCACCTTCGGAGCGATGCTCCAATTGGCCCGGGCAAACGTCGCAAAGATTGGGATGCGGCTGGCGTTTATGTTGTACAAAAAGACGATCCACAAAACTTCTTAGCTTATGACGAAAAAGGTCAGGTACAGGGCACGCTAGCCAACCCGGCAGAGGCGATTGGATTCGTTGATGATTTGGAGGCCCCTAGGGACAAACTTAAGTCGCATGTAACTGCATATGCTGATACTGTACAGCTAGTTGCTAGAAATGGCGGCATAAATTTATATGCCGGCGGCATAGACCCAGAAATTTCTGTTGGTGTGGCGAACAGAGAGGCAATGGGTATAAGTTTGATCTATGGAAACAAGGTCGAACGCGCGGATAGCGACGATCCTCATAGTTTGCAGCCGATGGTCAAGGGAAACTCTTTAGACAAAGTTTTAGACGACATCGCGAAAATACCCAGAGACGTTAACAGCGCGCTGTTTGACGTTAATATGCAATTGGCGACGTTACAGCTATCTCTTGCTATTCATATGCATCCAGTTGTTGCTTTCGGCGCCGGCTATGCATTTCCCTCGATTGATTTGGCATTGAGTATACTGTTTAACGCCCCGAAGACGATAAAAAATTTGCTCTCTAATATCACCACTCAGCTTAATGATGTATCTGGTCAATTCAACCGTTCAGAAATAACAACAGGGTCTTATAAAAGCCGCTGGAATAAGGTAAATTAGGTTTAATAGATGGCAAATCAATTAAAAGAAATGGATAAGGCTTGCAAGGGCAAGGCGGCCAATGATTTGCCTTGTTTGGAGAAACAGGCTGAATATTATTGCGCTGACGATTCTAAAGAAACTTCAAAGCAGAAATGTAGAGAGTTAAAGCGGAGAGTAATAACCAAAAGGTTTGAAGAGGGATCAATAACAGAACAAGAATATAACCAGAAGATATCAGCCTTTATAAAAGAGACGGAAAACTATCTAGACGTTGCCAGAAGTGCGATGGGAGCATACTCCAGTGCGCAAGTGCTTTGGAATCAGAAGTTGGATACGTGGAACTCTCTTGTTGCTGCGTCAAATAAAAGTTTTCAGTGTCGTCAGCTAACGCCTGATCAGATAATGGCAGCGCTGGAAGACGAAGAAGACGATTGGTGGACAAGGGTTCTTCACGATTGGTGGCTGCCGATTCCTACCATTATGGGCGGCGGCCTTGTTGGTAACGGCGAGAAGGTTGATCCGCTTGTTTATGATAGATGCTCCAGTGAAATTGTTGAAGCGATCAAAGACGCCGGCCCAGTTCCATCGCCGGCCGCACTATATGATCTTTGGGAGCAGCTAACAAAGACAAGAAGAATAATGGATTGTGTTAATCCGTATTTTACTAAATTTTTTAATTTTGTTCCTTTTACGTTTTATATTTCTCAACTGTTGACAAAATTAGCCGGGGATACTCTTTTGGCGCTGGCCAGCTTACCAGATGCCGAAAGAGAACAAATAGAAGTAGAAACTCCTTGTGGTATGGAACAAATTGAGAATCTTTTACAAAAAGGGGTCGACGGCTATCGATTGCCACAAATTCCAGACTTTCCGCACATTCCACCAATTCCTTATATAAAAATACCAAGCCTTATGGAAATTCTTAAGAATTTGCTTATTGACTTGTTGTGTTATAGTATCTGTGCCCTTATGGAGCCTATGATGGCAATGCTAGCAGCGACGATGGAAGGGATTTTTCAAGAGGCAATGCAGCTTACAACTCCAAGCAGCGAAGACTTTTCTTTAGGCAAGCTACAAGAGACAAAAATGCCAGAGCTTAACAAGGTAGATTTAAGCACTGCGTTTTCGTCTGAGATTTTAAGCACAGCCATAGACCGCGGTTTAGTATTAAAAACTGCTACGATTAGTGAGATTCGTGAGTATATTTCTTATGTTACAAGAGCGGAAACAGAACCCGGTCAGCCGTTTCTTAGCAGCATGCCTTCAGTCACGATGCGGAATGTCGTATATCTGTTAATGGGGCGCGGCGACTGTAGAGTCTTTAATCTTCTTATTTTAGTTGGTATGGACTCTGAGACTAGTAAAAAATATGTAATGAAATATAGAAGTGCCGTACAAAAAACAGACAAGATATCAGAAGAAGACCAGCATAAAATGCTTTTAATCGCGCTTGACAGCCATAGTACGTTAGGCTTAATAGAGTCTGATAAAATATTAAAATTCTGGAAGTATTTGGGCGACAATTTAAACATCTTTGAAGTAATTGAGGAGTCTAGAAAAGACATTTGTATTCCGGATTTTTGTTTAGAGAAGGACAGGAGAACAGTAGAAGATTTCATAGAGTTTAATAAGGATCTGTGTAAACTTTTAAACCCCGAAGTGCTTATGCCGGATATTAATTTGTCGTCGTTGTTTTCAATGATCAGAGTGGACAAATCGTTAATCGACTCAATCAAACAACAAACAGCCGCTCTTTTCCAATTATCTTCAGGCGTTATGGAGGTCGAGCCCAAGGTTGACGACAAAAAGAAGCCATTACCCGATATCACATCTAAAATAGCAGACGCGATCACGGCCGCCGCGACCAAGAACAATCTAGCACCAAAGCTAAATAATAAATATTTACAAAACATATCTCTTGCTGTGGACTTAACTAAGCTTGAAGACGCGGATTATACGAGATATACAAAAGAAAACATTGAAGAAATATATAACGAAAAAATGGAAGGCTTGTCGTTGAGAGACGTTGGCAAAGAATTAGAAAGGTTTTCTAGTGTCCTTTCGGTGCTAAATATGGACAAGAGGTACAGGGAAGAAATGAGAATAATAATGGGGTCGGCCACCGATAAAGCTATCAAAGCTATCAAAGCTAAAGCTGAGAAAAGTAGGCAAACCGCGCTTGAGGAGAAGGGGTAAAAATGGTAGGGCTTGATGCATATGCAAAAATTATACTACAGGTTGTTTTAGAAGAGAGGTTCCGCTCATTTCTTCTACAATATTATCCACTTAGCGGCATTAGATTATATTATAATTACAAATCCTCCAATAAAGAGAATTTTTCTGGTTTAATAGATGAGTGGTTTGACGGCACTATACATCCGGACCCTAAACAACAATCCCAGTTTAATGAAAAACTAAAAAAACATTTGGAAGACAAGACTTTACATAAAGTTCTGCCCGGAATAGATCCGGCCGGCGTCACCGCTGCTTTCGCGAATAAATCAGGCCCCAAACGCACCGACGCCCGGAACCTGATTATTTCTAGGTTGGAAGGTGCCGTAAAGCAAGCAGGCGATGAACTTAAGTTATACGATGACACCGCCGCCGTTTGGAATAAATTTTGGGACGGGCAGGGCGACGATCAAAATATACCCGATCGGAAGGTCAGTCATTCGACTAAAACCAACCACTATAATCTTCACTATAAAACCATTCCCGGGAAAATGGCCATCGCGCTGCCCAAAGACGGCCATCCTGATAAAACTACGGGTATCAGAGGAGAAGATGTTTTAGTTGAATTTTTTATGGCTTCTCATCTTTTTAGTGTTAGAACAAGCCAATATGGCGAAGCGGGTACCAACGCAGCGTCTCTTTATTTGGTACCAGATACTCACGAGGGCGATGCCAATTGGGACGGCCCTTTACAATATAAACCAAAAGTCACTAAAGGCTCTTTTATACCGCCGAAGGCAAAAAAGTTTGGAATGGGTGCTGACAATAACGCGGCCCTCTTCCGCTGCGGCATGTTATGGCTTTTTAAGAACATGCAAATAGAGTATTTACCGCACAATTCCCCGGGCTCAAGCGACGACTACAACGAAAAGCTCAACTGGTGGACGGCCCAAGACGAAGCCGGCTTTGACAAGCCGTCAAAGAAACGCACAATGGAGCAGCTTGTTCTGCAGGAACTGACTGGCCCGCCCGGTCTAGACTATGATGCCATGGCCCGAAAAAGAATAAAATGGTGGACAAAAAAGTGTAGCTTCACACATAATCATTTTAAGGGCCTCTCCACCGCGCTCGCATCTAAGCTCAGCGAACACAAGCAGTGGTTGGCCATATTGGCTTCTCGTTTTGAGATCGTCGTTAATTTGCCCGCGTTTGAGGATTCTTTGGGTAGAGAGAGCGTGAAAAATCAATCGGAAATACAAAAATTATATTTTTTTGCTGCTGCAGCCTTAGAAGAGTCGGCTAAGTGGGATGAATTTAAGAAAAATATAGTATGTCAAAATGAAATTAAGGAAAAAAAGGAGAGGGAAAAAGAAGAACTAGAGAGGGCCGGCGAAACCGAAGCGGCGAAAGCAAAGCAAAATGAAATTGATCAGATACAACAAGAAATCAACAAAATTGAGTGGGGTTCAAAAGAACTAGCGGAGGGCGCCTTGAAAAGAATGTTTACAAAGTTTATTTTAAAAACTGCTGAAGACATAACTAATTATGTAGAAACAGAGAAAGAAAAGCCGTTTAAAGACGAGGCGATCAAACCGCTAATAACAAAAGGCCACGCGGACATCGACGGCAAGGTACTTTTCAAAGACGACATTTCGAAACTATTGGGCACCGCCGGCACAGAAGTAGTCAGCGAATTGAGGGATTATAATCAGATATTAGAAAGTATGATTTTTAATGTAATTGATTTATTAGAGGTATAAACGAGATGGCAGAAGGACTTTCATTAAAAATACCACTTCGCTATGATAAGAGCGACGGCCCGTATCAATTAACAAAAACTTTACCAGAAACGGTAAAGCAAAACTTTACCAACTTGATAATGACTGTCCCGGGCGAAAGGATAATGAATCCTGATTTTGGAGTCGGAGTGCACCAAATCTTGTTTGAAAACGAAAAAAGTGAAGTTGTGGAGCTATTTAAAGAGCGCCTTTTAGATCAAACACAAAAGTATTTGCCTTTTATTAAAATAACGAATACCAAAATTGATCTAGTGGAACATACGATGAATATTGCGATAAGTTATTATATTTCAAACTTAGGGGTAAGCGAGGCTCTTTCGTTGAATATTGATAAAAAATAGGAATTTTAAAAGATGGCAAAAAAAACACCGCCAATTAGATATATTAACAGAGACTTTAATAGCATAAAAGAAGATCTGATCAAGTATGCCAAGGTCTACTACCCCGATACCTATAAAGATTTCAACCAAGCGTCATTCGGCGCATTGCTTTTTGATATGGTTGCTTATGTCGGCGACGTTCTATCATTCTATTCCGATTACCAACTAAACGAGACTTTTATTGACACAGCAAACGAAACAAAGAACATTCTAAAATTAGCGAAACAGATGGGGTATAAATTGCCCGGCTCAATCTCTTCTACTGGTATGTGTGCTTTCTATGTCACAGTCCCAGCAGCAGCAACAGGGCTGCCCAATGAAGACAACATACCAACATTAAAAGAAGGATCTGTGATCAACTCAAACGGCGGCGCTTCGTTTATCTTACAAGAAGATGTTAACTTCGCTAGTTCGAACGCTAAAATAGTTGTCGGCGAGGTTGATTCCAATGGTGTGCCTTCAAGCTATGCTTATAGGGCTTATGGGAAAATAATCTCTGGTATATACGAGACGGAACTCATCACTGTACCTTCTTATAAGAAATTCCTTCGTTTGAAGCTAACAGGGGAAAATATTACAGAAATTATTTCAGTTTTTGATTCAGAGGGTCACGAATTTTTCGAAGTAGAGTATCTTTCGCAAAACATGGTGCAGCGCGCAGTCAGGAATAGAACAGCCGCCGACAAGGAGTCCGTACCATATATCCTAAGAGATATGATCGCGCCGCGAAGGTTTACGTCTGAACATACAATTAACGGCGATACGTTCCTGCAATTTGGGTATGGTTCTGCCAGTACATTAAAGAATGATATGTTTCCAGAGCCTTCCACGGCAGCTTTAAAACTAGATGGGAAAACATATTATACGGACGATTCTTTTGATCCAAGTATTATAACCAAAACAGAAAAATTAGGAGTAAATCCAGCTGAAGGAATACTGACGGTAACTTATAGAAAAAACACATCTGGCATTTCTAACGTTCCCGTTGGCTCTTTAAACTCGATATCTAATGCTATAATTGAATTTACTAGTAGCGGTGTTGATTCCGGTGTTGTAGCTACAATCCGCGACTCTTTGCAAGTAACAAACGAAGAGGCGATATTGGGACAAACATCGCTGCCTTCACCGGATGAAATTCGAATAAGGGCAAAAGACTCTTACTCAGCACAAAATAGAGCAGTAACAAAACAAGATTATTTAAGCCTAGTTTATAGAATGCCGGCAAAATTTGGCTCCATTAAAAGGGCGAATATGATTCAAGATAAAAATTCTTTTAAGAGAAATCTAAATTTATATGTCATAGCAGAAGGTATTGACGGAAAACTTGCGTTTGCTTCATCTACACTGAAAGAAAACCTCAAGACTTGGTTAAATCAATATAAAATGATTAACGATACAGTTGATATTTTAGATGGCAGAATAGCGAATTTTGGTATTAAGTTTGAGGTCGTCGGCGTATTACATAAAAGCAAGTCAGAGATCCTATTAAAAGCTATGAGTGCCGTAAAAGAAGAGATCATTAAGAGTAATTTTATAATGGGCCAGCCGTTTTATATTTCGGAAATATACAAAGTCTTAAATGATTTACCAGAAGTTGTAGATGCCACTTCCGTTGTCATCGTTAATAAGACGGGCACTGCATATAGCACCGCTGGTTATGATGTGGAGTCAAATATGACTAAAGACGGAAGATTCATAAAAGTACCAGAAAACGTAATTTTAGAAGTGAAGTTCCCAGAGCAAGATATAACAGGAGTGGTTAAGTAATGGCAGTTAAAAGATTCTTGGCTAATAAGGATACAACAATAACAAATGCTTATAAGCAAAATATGTCAACAAGGGCGACTTCTTCGAACATGGGAAGCTCAGATATTTTAGAGGTTTATAGTATTTATGGTCAGGCGTCGACTTCTTCTTCTGAACAGTCTAGAGTCTTGGTCAACTTCTCAATGACTGAATTAGCAGCTTCGCGAAGCGCTGGCAAGGTGCCCGCGTCCGGAAGCGTAAGCTGGTTTCTGCGAATGTACAATGCAGAACACTCAGAGACTTTGCCCGTCGATTACACGATGCAAATTAATGCAATAACCAAAAGCTGGGACGAAGGCTATGGTTTAGATATGGAAGAATTTAGCGACTTAGGTTGGCCATATGGTATTGGCACGACGTGGGAATACGCCGCCTCTGGCTCAACTTGGGAAACTCAAGGTGCTGATTTTTTTACTGGCAGCGCCGCCGTATACGATTACACCGCTTCGTTTGGCTCCACTGGTACCGAAGATGTAGAGATCGATGTTTCAAACCTTGTTGAAGATTGGCTAAGTGACGTTGCTGCACTTAAAGGCGATCATGGCTTTGGTGTTAGAATGGCACCGGCAACAGCATCGCTTTCGAAATCGTTTTATACTAAAAAGTTCTTTGCGAAAGGCTCGGAATTCTTTTTCAAAAGGCCAGTTCTAGAGGCTCGCTGGGATGATTCAAAGAAAGATCACTCTGGAAGGTTTTATTTAAGCAGTTCTTTGTTGCCTGCCGCAGATAATATAAATACAATTTATTTATATAATGTTGTGAAGGGAGAGCTTAAAAACGTTCCCAATCTTGCGGCAACTGGAGAAATTTGGGTTAGCCTGTATTCAGGTTCTGCAACCAATGCAGCGCCATCTGGAAGCCGGCTTAAATTGCCGGCCGGCGGCGGCGTTGTCACAGATGGCCATCAAATCGTCACGGGCGGATATGTTTCTACGGGCATTTACTCAGCTTCTTTTGCATATGCCAGCAGTTCTATTACTGTAGTTTATCCTGTTTGGCATAGCAGTTCAACAGAGTACCACACTGGGTCAGCGACGACAGTTAAGACGTTTAAGTCATCAAATTATAATCCAAAGCCGCTTCACGTATCAAAAATAACTAATCTTAAGTCAAATTACTCGACTATTGAGACAGCTAGGTTCAGACTTCATATTCGTGAAAAAGATTGGAATCCAACTATTTATAGCAAGGCATCAACAGATATTGAAAATAAGGTAATTGAGGATGCTTACTATAAGGTGCTGAGAGTTGTAGACGATTACGAAGTAATTGGTTATGGAACAGGAAGCACAAACCACACTCGATTATCATACGATATTTCTGGGAGCTATTTTGATTTAGAAATGAATATGTTTGAAGTTGATTATATGTATGGAATTAAACTCATATACAAAATTAATGGTGAATATGCAGAACAATCAGAAGTCTTTAAATTCCGGGTAGAGTAATGGGGTCTAAAAAATATTTTGACAAGCAAAAGCAAGAGCAAAGTTTAAGAGGGCTGTCAAAAAAGACAGTGGCTCAGTTTGCTGAAGCTGTTGAATCTCAAAGATATGTTGAGGAATATTCCCGCTCAAAGGAGCAGTTTATTCCAGACTATGATTATGGGAAGCCCGAGAACTTTGCAAAGTATGGATCGGCAACTCAGTATTATGCAGACGCGCTGAGCAGAGTATACAACCAATATCCATATGATGGCTCTAAGGCAGAAAGGCTAGAATTTTATAACAACTTAACCCCTCTTGAAAAATATATTTTCGATGAGAGATATCCAAAGACTACTGGTTATGCTTTGTTTTCGCCCTCTGGGTGGGGCACTGTTACAGCGCTTGGCAACCCAGCTACAAAAGAATATATTACATTTTATGGTAATCGTGCCGACAACATTTATAAGACGGGCAGTGAACAACTTAACAACTTAAAGATTGACTACGGCGGCAGCGGGAACACAATCGAGTTTTGGCTCAAAAAGGACGGCTGGACAAACCCAAGTAGCGTAACACGCTATGAGACAATCTTTGATTTAAGAACAACAGCTTCGGTTGCTAACGTCGGCCATAGGAAGTTTGAGATTTTCTTAGATGGAAACACTTCAGCTACTAAAACTAAGATAAATGTTTTAGATTTTGCGGACGGCACAACTGCTGGTGGCAAACATGCTATTATAAATGCCAGTTTAGACACTGGGTTATCAAATATTGCCGACAGCAAATGGCACCACTATGCGATTGTGGTCAAAGCCGACGCCGCTAGTTTCATCACCTCTTCGCTTTATGTTGATGGAAGACACACCGATTCAAACATAACCAGTTCTTATGGCACTGGCTCCTTTGATAATTGGGCCGGATCCGACGACCCCGGGGCACAAACAGCTATAGCCACTATCGGTGGGTACGCAGCGGCCCGCATCGGCGCCGCTGGGACTTATGGCACAGGCTGGTTCAAGCTAACCGGGTCTATTGACGAGTTTAGATTCTGGAAGACGGCTAGAACTGGAGAGGACATCGGCAAAAACTATTTTACACCAGTCTATGGCGGAACAAATACTGATTTAGTAAAATATTATCATAGTAGCAGCGTAGATTACAATAAAGTCGATTTAGGCGTTTATTTCAAATTTAATGAGGGAATCATAGGAGACTCAACGACAGACGCAACAGTGTTGGATTATTCTGGCAGGGTTTCAAACGGAACGTGGACTGGATATTCTTCGAATTCTAGGAGTACAAGCTCGGCGATCGTAGAATCTGGAATTGCCGAATTTGAAAGTTTAGATCCAATAATGTATGGAGCCCACAGCGATGTAACGGCTTTGGCAACAGAGTTGGAAGTTTCGGGCTCAGAACACGATATGGTAAATATTGCTTCATTGTACAACTCAGTTCCACAGTGGATCCGAGAAGAAGACGAAAATGGCAATGAACTAAAGAAATTAACTCAGGTCGTCGGCAGTTACTTAGACACTTTATATGGTCAGATTTCTTATTTCACGAGCCTTAAAGAGACTTCATATATAACTGGCTCTGCAAAACAAAGTACTACCATTTCGAAAGATCTTTTACGATCGCAAGGGTTTGAAATGTCTGACATCTTCATTGACGCAGGTGTTCTAAGGGAAGTATTCTCTAGAGACAATAAACGTGTTTATGAAGAGAAACTTGAGAATGTTAAAAATCTGGTTTATAAAAACATTTATAACAATTTAACATTCATCAACAAGTCAAAAGGCACAGAAAAAGCATTTAGGAATCTATTTCGGTGTTTCGGAACGGACGATGAGCTTTTCAAAATAAATATTTATACTAGCAACGCTGAACACGAGATAGAGAGCGGTTACGAAACGACCTCAACAAAACGGCGCGCCATCGACTTTTCCGGAATTAAAAGACTAGCAGACAGAGAAGCTACAATATACCAACACCCTGCTTCTGGTACTGGCGACTTTGGTTATATAAGCGGGTCTTATGGCGACCGGGACATTCCAGTCACAGTAGAGGCACAGGTTCTGTTTCCAAAGTTCCCAAAGATGGGCGACTACGCTGCTGTAGATAGGCTTAGCGAGTCTTCTTTGTTCGGCTGCCACAAAGTGGACCACGCGTCAGATAGCGATTCTACAAGCTTTGCCAGCGTCGATAGAGATTTTATGGTGTCTGCTGTAAAAGTAGATGATAATAGAACTTATTTTAAGCTGTCTTCCACGGCCGGCTTTTTTCCAACATTAACATCATCAGTTTTTTATGATGTATATGACAACTCTGTATGGAATTTCGCGGTTAGAGTTCGACCAGAGCAATATCCGTGGTCTTCATATTTAACTGCGTCGGTTACATCATCTGTTGAACTCTATGGTGTGAACGTAGATCACGGCGTAGTTGCGAATGAATTTTTGGCCACCGGCACGATGGAGATGACGGGCGCCACCGCCAATTCGGCTGCTTCGGCTTTATTCACCACTGCGATGAACAAGAAGCTTTTTGTTGGAGCCCACCGCACTAATTTCAACGGCGCGCTTTTAACAAAATCTGATGTTCGTCTTTTATCTTTTAGATACTGGGGAGATTATTTGACGGATAGTGAAATAACATATCATGCGAAAGATCCTGCTAACTTTGGTAGAGAAAACCCCGGACAAAATAGTCATGTTTGGGAAGGCAATATTGGCTTCTTGCACGTTCCAAACATCGATACTTTAGCATTACATTGGGATTTCGATACTATATCTTCTAGCGCCACTGATGGCACTTTTGTTGTAGAGGACATAACTTCTGGTTCAACTGTCGCGAATGCGACGGGGAATCAAAGATACAATGTTGGTAACTACAGCCAAACTATCAAGAATTCACACCCCGGCAAGGGATACGGATTCAGTGAAAGCTCCAGCGATGTCTATACAATAGAATATATTCCGACTGCTCGTATAACTCCACCAGAGAATCTGCTTTCTTCGAAGATGATTCAAATATTATCCACAGACGACGAAGCCTTGCCGAGATCTTCGCGGCCATCAAAGAACTTCTTTGCTATAGAAGCAAGCATGTATGATGTCATCTCTAGAAAGATGTTGAACTTCTTTTCGTCAATCGATGATTTTAATAACCAAATCGGCGCTCCAATTCATAAATATCGTGAAAGATATAAAGGGTTAGAAAAATTAAGACAGCTGTTTTTTGAGCGTGTTAGTGCGACACCCGATGTTGACAAATTTGTCAATCTTTATAAGTGGCTAGACAGCGCTATAGAGTCTGTGTTGGTTAACTTAGTGCCGGCCTCGGCAGAAGTATCCGAAAACATAAGAACGATCATTGAGAGTCACGTTTTAGAAAGAAACAAATATCGCCACAAGTTCGCAGCGGCCAAAGAGTTTGTTAAAGTTGACAGCAACAATAAGCTTCGATCACAACTAGAGGGCGAAAGCGAAACTTCATATGATTTCAGTCAGCTTTATACTGCTCCGATGCACCCAACATATGAGCCCGGGCCTTCCTTTGCGGCCACGATTGACCTCGCGATGCCGCATATGTCCCCGGTACCCTCTTATTACGACGCCCGCACACCCCCCACCATTGGTGCTGACGGTTATCCTACTGATGAATCTGAAAGCGCCGTGTGGTGGAAGCTCCGCGCCGAAAGAGACCGGGGTATCTTTTCTAAGACATCTCCGACAACAGCAGAGAAATCGGCGACCACCACAAGAACTCAGCTTTGGTACAACAACAAAATTGCGGCCATTTCACGCTCAGCAATGCCGGTTGTTGATTTAGAAGCTGAAGAGCAGACATACGCCGCAGGAGTAAATGATAAAAGAAATCACATTTGGGATTATTATCGCAAGATAGTCAATTACATAGATGTTGGCACAACAGCACTAAGCGCAACAATAAACATTGATGCCCTTAATGTAGTGGGGCAACCCTTTGTCCACGATCAGTCGCTTACGGGTGGCTTGAGGAAGTATCCATACAAGGTGCAGGGAATCGTCCAAGGCACTACCACCACTTTGGACAGCAAATTTAATGAAAACAAATTACCATTCAGTGTTATAAGCTCCAGTGTAAGCGGCGGCTATCAGGGCAGGTTTGTGGCAAACGACACAACCTATGCGGTAGAAGACATACATCACGACATATACGCACCAGTTTATGAAATTCCTATGCAGGGCCCGTTTGCAGAAGAGAACGCCGGCGGCAATATGTACAGGCACGGGAACTTGTTGGTAACTCAATCGGCAATTGCAGAGCCCAGCGGAAGAAGAGAGGGTTATAAAGTAATTTACCCGAATGCCTCAATGGATCCAAACTCGATATCGGTTGTTTCTGCTGTTACTCCGGGTGAGTCTGATCGGCCAAGGGGCGACTATACGAGGGGCAACATATCAAAAGCTCCGGTTATCATTAAAAACATTTTGCCCACCTCCTTCTTTTCAACTAGTAAAACTGGAACGACACAACAATATGTACAAATTGGAAATTATGTTCAAGACTACGAGGTTGTACATCTAAGCGGCAGAAGTGAAAACAATAGATATTTTAGACTTGTTTCGGGCACCCAACCGACTGAGAAAGATTCGTTTATTGGGCCAACCGCACAGCCTTTTAAAGAGTTCGCGTTACCAGTCCGCTCAACCGGAAGCAATAAGTTTGTTTTTGTTAACAAATTTTCAAATCGCACCGGTATTGAAGGAGAGTCAGAAGCATTTTTAGATTGGCAGTCTGGTGAATACTCACCTTATAATGCGATGCCTTATCAAAATTTAGTTGTAAAAACTGGGCTAAACACATTGTGGTCGCGACCAGCAAATCGTTTTGGTAGGGACTCACATTTTATAAACAACCAATCGTTCCACAAAACCCACAGAAATACGGTTGAAAGACCGGCACTGGCTGCACAGTCTAGCTCGCTAGAGGTCACAAACTCAGCTAGCCCAGCACAAGTAAAGGACAATATGTGGGTGAGCCACCAGATTCCACAATCTGAAATAAATTACAAGTGGATCAATGACTCATGGCTGTTCGTGAGAACTGGCTCTGGCCCGGGCGCTTGGGCACCTAGATTTGTTAACGATCGTTTTGCCGTGAACTCTTTTGGTGAGCCGAAAGTCACGGACATTAAATATCTGCCTTTGTTGGGGTTTGACCACTCAACCGGCTCAGAAGCTATAATGTTTGTGAGCGCTAGCGATGTTGGGTTCGTTGGAGGTGACATCTGGAGCCTAGGCAAAAATTACATTGACTCTTCGGCCTCTTCTGATCACGCCCAGTTTGTTGGTGTTGATTTTGTTGGAATGAATGTGGCGGTGTATGAGCCAGTTAGTTCCTCCGTGAATACTTTAGGATTCCCACAGGGAATATATCCCGGTTCCAATTGGTATTCGAATTATGCTTTTTCTTATAACAGTATCACTAACGGATTTTTAAAGCAGCAGACTGCCAGCGCAAACGATGTTGGCTTTACAAACGCATTGCTTTTACATCGCAACGGACCATATGGTTGGCCCACTTGGAAGCAAATAAGAACTGCTGAACATCCAGTCGTGCGGTATCATATAAACAATAATATTTATGAGTCAAAGAAAACAGTATATGATAACGCAAGAAAAACATATGTAACGGAATCTTCTAGAGTGATACAGACTCCAGTTACAGCAAAACATAAACCAATTATGCACAACCTAGCTACGTCGATGATTAAGTATGAGTTCGGAAACAACAAACACTATTTTGCTGAAGTTTATGACGTGGCCAAAGATAGAATTATAGATTACCACGAAGACTTTAATGTCTATAAAAAAGGTTTGAAAAATACAATGTTGTATCGTTCGACACGCGGGGAAGATTGGGAGACTGTCAGGTATTCAGAAGTTGTGTACCCTAGAGATGAGAATGTTTTCAAATCCATTATTAGAAATAAACCAAATTATGTTTCATTTTGGGATGGTGACTTTATGACTCGACTCGACAAAGCTGTCACATCTAGGCTTCCAACCAGTCAGGGTATTCCTGATTACTTTTCTTTTTGGCAAATGGATGTGTCTAACATGATCACATACAAAGGTGAAGTCACCTTTGACAGATCTGGTGAACTAATGCAGCATGATAATTGCATAAACGCCGCCAGCGCGAGTATAAGCGACTACTCTTTTCTGCCGTGCGCCGGTGCCACGTCACAATATGTTTATGCTCGATATGGAAGAAACTATTGTGACTGCCGGCCTAGTAACCAAGTACAGTCTCAAGCCGCCACTGGGGCTTTCTATGATTCTTACGAGGAATACGCCGCAGACATTAGGGCTATAGCTCAGGATTATTCTATAATCCCTGATTTTACAATTTCAGAGCATATCCGAAACATTATAACAAATCATAATGGTGATTTTTATCAAGATATTTATTCGCTAAAATTATCTGGTGCATTTGGCACCGCCGCCGGCGGTGGCACAACCGAGGAAGAGGTGTACAACAACACAACTTTCTTTGAAAAACTATCACACGCAGATACAATGACACATCTAGGGGATATTGAGGGCGAACTGGGTGAGCCAGATTCAATTAATATTAAGATGTCGGGCATTTTAAAACTATTGCCCGTTGATGGCTTTTACCCGATGCAAAGAACGATACAGTTGGCGGGAGAGTTTAGAGAGTCATATTATTCCGGGTCAGAGGCTGGCTTACTTAATGCCGGCTCACCCGGTAAATCTGCTTGGCGCACGGCTTTAAGACCATTTTATAATCCCGGTATTATGTATAATACAATAAAAACTGGTGTTGCCGTTGATTATCCAATAATCGATGAAGAGTCTGATAGTAATCGCGTTGCAACAAGTTCAAACACTGCTGAGTATACAAAAAGACTACCGTTTGAAGCAATTATTGAGCCTTCCACATATGCTCGCAAAATTAAAGGCCCGGCCTCTTTGGTTGAACCCCAAGATTTAAGACTGTTTGACTGGGATCCAGATCAAGGTATGACTAAGACATTTACTGCCAGCTTAGGTGGAACAGACGGAGTGTATGAAAAGGCGTCTCATAACTTTTTTGCAGAATCTGTTAATTTCTTTGTTAGCGACTTGACCAATCTTTCTTCAACACCAGAGGAAGAGTGGAGCTTTAAAGAGCAAAAAGTTGGTAAAATCTGGAGTATGGATGTTGTTGTAGACAAAAGTACTAATTTTACAATGCATGACGCAGTTGGATATTTTGGGCACAAACCTTATAAGCATCATACGCCGGCATGGTACCCATTAAAGACTGGGACTTCATATACAAATGACGGTTCAAACAACTGGTGGATGTATGTTACTGGTAATGTTGCCGCTTGCTCTGGAGCGGTCAAGATTCCGCCTATCGCCGCTCACGCAAAGAATTCAGCCATAGCAACGATTAAGTTTGATCCTACAAACATTTATAATGTGGATCCAGAGAAATTCTTTTCTGGTAAGTTCACCTTCGAAGACATTGTTGCAAATAGCACCCTTTCTTTCAAAAATCAAGATAGGGCGGATCAATATACTGTATTCAGTATTAGTTCTGGAGGTATGGCACTTTCTGCTAGCTTGAATTTGTTTCAAAAAGATAAGGAAAAGCGATGGACAATATCAACCAAATATGAGACGCCTATTTTGAATTTTGCCAATGTCGATGCTCTTGCCACCAAAGCCGGCGGCTCAAGTAGTTTTGACGGCAACGGCTCCACCGGCGGCGATCCATATCGAGGAATGTGGCATCAATACGGTTTGCAGTGCACTGGAAGTGAGGGGTTGTGGTTGAGAGTTGCGGATTCACAATTAACGATCGCCCAGAAATCTATGACGGGTTCGCTATTAGATGCTTGTGGTTTCTCTAATGAAAGGAAAAAAATAGGGCAGCTTAAACCACAAAAAGAATTGAGAGAAGCGGCGGTTGCTATTCCATTTTATTATGATGAAGACGACAAAGAACAATTCTTTGATTTGCCGTTAGAACAATTTGAGCAAGCATATTCTGATATTACGCAGGCCGCCGCGGCCCAGTCAACTGTTAAGAAGAAGGGAGAAGAATATGTCTTGACGGTGGAAAATTCAATTGCTGACATGATTTTCAAGATGCGCAGGTATAATTTAATACCTCAGTATGACTTCGTAAGAGTCAGAGATAAAGCAACTAGGCCGCTAAACACCAAAAAACAATATGAACCAGCCTTGCCGCCGTTTGCTATGTATATTTTTGAATTTTCTAATATTCTGTCGAAGACGGATTTACAAAAGATATGGCAGGGTGTTTTACCAGAGATCGGTAAGACTGCTCAGAAACAAGAAATAACTTTATCGCACGAACTTAAGGACGGGGAGCTTCTTAGTAAGTCAGTTTTTGAAGAGCAGGGGCTTGAGGGTGGAAAGATACCAGAAGATATAAGGTGGAAAATATTTAAAATTAAAAGAAGAGCGGCTAATAATTACTTTGAAATGCTTGAGCAAAAATTAAACTTACCTGAAAACGCTGCCAAAAACAAAGGCAAGTTATTAAGCGCTGAATATGGTGCCAATTGGCCTTACGACTATTGTTCTTTGGTTGAGTTTGGCAAACTTGAGACTTCGTTTGATTTTAACAGAGAAGAAAAAGAGAAGAAAGAAAAAGAAAGAGTAGAGGAAAGGAGAACAGAAGATCTAGTTTTAGTAGATGATTCTATAAGCTCCCGCGACCGAGAAGGATTAGCTAGCGCCATAAGAGAGAAAAGATCTAGCACAACTGCAACAATTATGGCCAACTCAAATGATCGCCCCGCTCCTCACTCGCACGAGATTCGAATTGATGCATCTGGCCAAGGCATAGCGTTGTTTAAGTGTAGCCCCGAGTCTGATAGAGTTTGTCACGAACACAAGATTATAGATTTTAGAGTTGCAGAGGCACAAAGCGATTGTTACCCAGAATGTCGAGAATATTATGGCACTTCGGGCATTGCGCCGCACACTCACAAGATTACGTTAAACGAAGAGAACATTGATCGGGGTGCTATAGCGATCGAGAATCCTAGGCGAATTCAGCCAACCATTCGCCGTGAAGAGATAGCAGCGGCGATAGAAAGCTTTACAGAACCAGTACCTTCGCGAGTACAGCCGCCGGCACCACAAAGGACTGCAGCCCCGCCGCCATCACAAACAAGACAGCCAGCCTCAAATCTAAATAGCGGCCGCCCAACACCTTCGCGAGAGCCAGTAAGTCGAGAGGCACGTCCCACAAGAGACGACGACGACCGCGGTGGAGGTAGGTACTAATGACTTTTTTCAACAAAAAAGAAGAAGTTATTGATTTAATACTTACGCGCCTAGGCCGCGAAAAACTAGCAGTTGGTGAGTTCAGACCAACTCACTATGATTTTTTTGATGACGAAGTAATATACGACATTAAAACGCTGCCAGCGCCGCCTTCTATAGTAGAGTTACAAAACGAGATTACAAATAGAATAAAGACAGTTCCAACCTTAAAGAATCAAACGGGCTATCAAGGCTCTAAGAAATATACTGATCAGACCATTACTGCGCCATTTCTGTTTAAGTCGCTTGGCAGATCCTCTGTCTTTGATGAAGAAAAACCAGCGTGGGATGTCCAAGTACGTCAAGGAAAAATCTCTGGTTCAGTTGATTTTACTCCGCTGGAATTCCCGACTTCATCGCTGAACTCTTTAGGAGCGTTCTCACAGGAAAAGATCCCGCAGCTAGATGTTGTGTGTGAATATTCTTTTACGCGAACGGAATTTAAAGATCACCCCGGGAAATATCAACTGTGGTTGCGAAAAACATCCGATGATATTTTATTAGAGATAAAAGAAGAAAATACAGAAAGCACCGACGACAATTTTATTATTGAAGTCTTTGAGTATGAAAAGGATGGAGCCGGCAATATAGTTGACGCGATCCCATTGAAATTTTCCGAAGAGGAATTAAACACTGGAGTTGTCGAGTATTACTTTGATATAACGACCGACGCCGATGCTGAAGAAACATTAGAAATAAAATATGTTGATCAGCCGCTGAAAAAGACAGTAGAGGTTGACAAATGCGATTCTACACTAGAATCATCATGTGCAAGAGAAAAGATTAAACAATTGAAAGCCGAAATTAGCAAGCTTAAAAGCGAAAAGGCTTTGCGATCCGCCGGCGCAGCTGAAGAACACATCGGGTATACAACTGAAGAAAAAATGGCCAAAAAAGGATATTATAAAAACAACTCTGTGTCCGAAGGCGGCAATTGCACTAGTGATGGCCATTGCCTGATTAATTTAGGGCTCAAATGTGTAGCCGGCAAGTGTAAAAAGCCAAGTTGAGAGTAATAAATAGGAATAATATTAATAAATGAGTAGAACTAAAAATCCACAAACATTTAAAAAGGCAGAGCCGACAGAGGATCAAAGTACAGACACCACGACCACGAAGGTGGCATATTTTTGTAAGCCCGGAAATGAAGTCGGTCAACCGGGTGGCTGTGACCCGGGCTACAAGTGTATAGATACTGGATTACCCATGGGCACATGTGAAAAAATTGTCAAAGCCCCGCCGGATGATGCTTAGTGGAATAGGAAATATATAAATGTCAAAAGAACTTTTCCGCCTTCGTGAGACAGCTTATTCAAAGCTGCACCATTCCTATGATCAAAAGAACAAAGAGGCATTTCTTTTTTTCGCAGTAGATCCAACGGCTTTTAATTATCAGGGTTATAACGTAGCCAGCCTGTTTAGCGCGAAGATGCTGAAATATGCTAGAGACATTCCATTCGGCACCCGCAATTCTACGCCAACGGAAGTAGAACTTGCCGCAGTGTCCTTTGGCCTGCTGGGATTAGCTTCAGAGGCTAGCAATTTACTATTCTTTACCGGCAGAGACTCCTCGATCCAAGAGGGCATCAAGTATGATTATAAAATTATATTAACATTCATTATGGCCGATATAGAAGATGCGGTGAAAAGTGATTATGAAAAGCCTAAATTAGCTCGTAATGCCGGCTCCTTTTCCAACAATATACATCGTGTAAGCCATTTTATGCCAACTGTTAAATACGAAAAAGGCATCGCAATTCCGGAATTTTCAAGTTTAGAAGTCAAGTTTGGTAATTTTAAAGCAACAACAGCCACCAATGTGTTGAAATACATTTCAAGCGCGTTTGATAATTTTTTGTTAGATAAAAAGACTGAAATGCATTTAAAACACACCAAGTTTAAGAGGGTGACTGAGTTTAAAAAACAAAAGTATGATAGCACAACCGCTGATCTTGGTGGTCTTAAGTCAACAGCGACAACTTCAGGCAAGAAAGGGCAGGGCGAATATAGTGCTAATAATTATGTAAAGGTTCATACAGTAAAGTCTAAGCAACTACTTAAATTAGAGTATCTTCACAGTTATGGTGAAACTCTTGTGGACAGTTATCTTTCCGCCATTTCAGAAAAATGGCAGATGCTCACGACAGAAGTGGTAAATAATATTGATAGCAACAAAAACATTTTAGTTAGAGTCAAGAATCCCGGTAATATAAGCGACAGATACTTTTTCGTTAGTGGCTATTCGGGCGAACTTGTGGAAACTGAAGGGGTGGTATTGTAATGGCATCAGGGGGAAATGGCAGCAGCGGCGTTTCACCGCCGGCCAAAGATTTGGGCCCGAAAGGAGAGCCGTATGTAGCAAGCATGACCAAACTTGAGATCGTCGGCCTAGATGATGATTTAAAATTTTCATCAGTAGTTTTGTTTGGCGCCACTACACAAATATTTACAGAACAAAAAAATGTAAATAAAGCGGCGATGAAGGGCGGACCTTCAAAACTTGCTGCAGCCATCGAGGATAACAAGACTCCAATTATAACGACAATTTTAGGAAATAAATACGAAGTCAGAATAACTTTGAAAAACGAAGGCTCGCACCCATGGAAAAAAGAAGAAGTGTGGCTTGTAGGTTCTAGAAATCCTAAAACGTGGAGCCAACGCTCAGCCGGGTTAGCATTCGCCCCACAAAATCTAGATTATGAAAAGGCCAACGCCAAGGACGGCAAGTGCGCCGGCGTTTGTCAAGCAAACTTCCCAAGCAAATTAGATTATTGGAAAGGCGAGCCAATATGGCCTCCGGTTTTTTGGGATGAGGCCATCGGTACAGGCGCCGGCAAGACTGGTGGCAACAAGAACGGCGGCTACGACCGAGCCGGCGCTGTAGATGATAAAGGTAAATCATCTCTGTATCATGATTATAATCGTGGTGCCACAGATTTGATCAAAAGAACTAACAACGGATCAGACAAAATAGGGATAAAAGGATTAGGTAGCGCTACCAACTGGTCTGTTCTGCCCGGCAAAACACACACATTCAAGTTTATTATTAGGATGCCAACCGGCCCAATGGTTTTTAAAACTGAGTGGCAGAATGATGACGTAAGCGGCGACGGCACAGATCTGTCTTGGCGGCCACAACTATTAATGGCACAATTTGCCTTAAGGATACCACGCAGCGTCTCCTTCACCGCCGCAACGAAAAACTGGCGCTATGTCGATATAGATACGCGCGCCCCAAAGAAAGGAGATCAGAAAGATCCGTCGACAAGCTTAGGCCCCGGTAGCACGGTTGCCTCACAAGAAAAGTATAACGCAGTAACTAAAAACCCAATACAGTTTGTAATGACTCCGGTTCACCCTTCTTACGCGGGTGCGAACGGCGGCAAGAGCGTACCTAATTTAAAATCTGGCAAGCCAAAGGCGCCATCAAAAGGGGCGGCCCCTGAGTGTACATCGACAACGACGGCCGTTTGGGATGAAAAAGATCCGGATCCTAAAAAACATAAATGGATTTGTGTCTGCAAGTCCTCTTTAAAGCTTAAGAACACGAAGTGTATCTGCCCAAAAGAAGGTTACGTGTTCAAACCTTATTTAAATAAGGGCTTGGGTGGGTGCATATGCCCCGCGAAGACTCACATAAAGGTGGAAGGCAAGAAATGTATAAAACTTGATTATTTAAAATGTGATCCAGACGCCCGGAAAATAATTAAAATTGGTGAAAAAGAACATTATGTTTGGGCCGGCTGCGAGAAATTGTGGAAGGACAAAGGGTTTGAATCCGCTCCCGGCCGATTGATGTGTGAGCCATTCGATCCCTGCAAAAAAGGAACTGAGTGTGGCCAATGTCGAGCAACGAAGACTACCAATACGCAACTCAAAAATTACAATAGCTCTTATCCTTCCGTCGACGGCGAGACAAAAGTTCCTGATCAAGGTCAGGCCGCAGAGGACAGCGAAGATTTTACAGAGATCGATAAGACA